ATGTCGCTGACGCTCACGTTCACGTGGCAGCACCTCGTCGGCGGGCTCTACGGCGTCGGGTTGGTGTGGGCGCTCGAACTCGGTGAAGACGAGTACCGGCGGTCCGGGCTCGGCTCTGCCCTCGGCATGGCGGCGTTCACGCTTGGGGCGACGTGGGTCCCGCTGACTGTGGCACTGCTCGCGATCGTCGGCCTGCTGGAGGTGCTGGCATGACGTTGTACTTCGCGTTCGACCCACCGGAGGATCTCCTCGACGACCCCGTCGAAGACATGGGCTGGCCGGAGGCTCCGGTCTCGGTCTACGACCCGACGCTGCCGAATCCCTACGACATCCCGGGCGCCGCTACGAAGACCCGGCAAGCGATCGAGGCGCTGCCGGACCGACCGCACACCTATCACCCAGTCAAGTACTGGGTCCGCATGGAGTACTACCCGCTCGTCGAGAACGGTGACGTCGTCCGACCGCACGGGGTGAGCGACGATGAGTGACCTCTCCGACATCACGGACCTGACAATCCCGGATCCCGACGAGATCACGACCGACGCCCTTGACGAGCTGACGAGAGCCCACACCGACGCCCTCAACGACCGGCTAATCGATGCCGCAGCCGACGGTTACGACTACCTGTACGTCGTAAACGACTACGCGACGCGGAACCTCCGGTCCGGAGTCTTCCAGACCGATCGTCTCGGAGAAGAGTTAACGGCATCGCAGCGAACGCTCGCGACTAACGCTGAGCCCGAGGCTCTGCTCCCGATGCTCAAGATCCACGGTAGCGCCAGGGCGTACGACTTGTCGATACTGACCGAAGCCGAACGTGAGCAGATCGCGGACGGGGATATCCCGCGACAACTCCTGATAACTTCGGTCACGGAGGGCGACGATGCCTGATCCGTTCCTGCGTCCGGTCTGCTGGGTCCGTGGGCACGATACGGAGGTACTATCGTTCCATCACCATCGGTACGACTGGGTCTGTCGGAGGTGTGGCAAATGGGGGTAGACTACCAGGCCCGCGACGAGCAGCGCGCCCGACAGGCCGACCGGCAGGCCGCTCGCGAGCGCTACCACCGCGTCCTCCGGACGGTCGCCCACAACACCGGCGACCCCCAGCCCCCGGCGGCGCGGCTGTCGAGCATCGGGCTGACGCTGGTCGCCCACGGCCCGATGTCCCGGTCGGACTACCGGAGCGCGCTGCAGGCCGCCGAGGAGAACCACGACCTCCTTCGGCTGGTCGATCCGCAGGACGGCACAACGCGCCGGCTCGCACTCGTGACCGAGCCGGACCTGCGGGCGGTCGTTGACTGGCTTGCCGAGCACGATCACGAACGGCAACTGCTGGCGCTGGTCATGTGGTTGGCCGACCACCAGCCCGACTGGGACGACGTGATCGGGCACGCGAACGCGGCCCTGCAGGAGGTGCGTGCAAATGAGTAAGTTGCCCTGGGGTGTGTGTACGCGTTGTGGCGATTACATCGACCGTCCCAATGTAGTTGAGTGCGACGGGGCGGAGGAGTGCCGAGTGGTTGATAGCTGGGCGGTTGATGAAATAGAGCCGAATCTGGTATCGCCTGTCCCCCACCTCTCGAAAGCCCGTGCGCTTGACAGAGTGTCTGTTGAGACCCAACACGGCGGCACTTTGAATGGCGTTGTTGATATTTCCGGCTTCTCTGAATCAGAGCCGTCGGGGTATGCTGTCGAGATAACGCCAAAACACATCTGGGACTCAAATGTCGGAGATCTACTGTGGGTCCTCGTCCACCGACGCCGCGCTGATGAGTGGGCTGGCGTTCACTTGTACGAATTGTTAGAGGACTTCGAGTCATGGCGTGATGTTGGGCCCGTGGAATCCATCACTCTCAGAGAATACCCCCGCGAGGAGTGTGATGGTGCATGACGAGCGAGCCCGTCTATCTGCCACCGAATCCAACCGATGTCTATCACACAGACCCGGACTGCCAGCGTCTAAAGCAAGGCGTGGAAAAAACAGTCGCGATAACTGAAGCAAAGGGCTTCTACGGCCTTCGGGAGTGCAGGTTCTGTGGCGGAGATGTAGAGCATGGCGCCCACAGTAACGAAAGATGCGAAGCAACCGCTTCTGATGGCACTCGTTGTGGACACACACCATTGGCGGGCTCTGATTACTGCCTCGCACACCTTGACCTTGAGGTCAACCATGACTGAGGAACACCCACCCACCACGCCGACGACCGTGCCCGAGGCGATCGCCGACGAGCCACCGGCCGCCGCGCTGGTCTACCTGCTGGTCGACGCGAACGAACCCACGACGTTCGGCGCGCTCGTCGAGGCGAGCGGCCTCTGCGCCACGACGGCCCGGACGCATCTGGACACGCTGCTGGACGCCGACCTCGTCGTCGAGGAGGTCCACGGCTCGGATGCGCGACGGGACATCTATCGGACGGCATAGTAATGATGTAGTAAAGACTAAGTGGGTATGGGTGTAACAATGTAGTAGAGGCAAACAACAATGCCCGCAACCTACGCAGACAAGCCGACCTCGGAATGGGACTACAGCCACGCGCTCGCGGAAGGCGATGTGTTGGTACACACGGACGATCAAACCGGCGAGCAGGCGGTCTGGGAAATCGCAGCGGTCAATGATGATGGGTCCGTGCGTGCCGAGATGGTTGATCAATCGCCGGGTGACGTTGCTGGCAACCCGACCGAACACTGGTCGGAGGACGAGATCACGCGATCGTTGGCTGATGACGTACTCGGACTGCGCGACGATGGTCGCAGTCATGAGCTCGCGACGTTCTGAGCATGACTGAGTGGACGACTATTCGCGTCCGCAAAGCCGCTCGCGATGAGGCTGACGAACGGAAGCCCGACGACGTGACCTGGTCGGAATGGATCACGGGCGAGCGCGAGGCTGACCTCGACCCCGACATCGACGAGGATGCGATCGCCGACGCCGTCACAGAAGACCTCCTCGCCCAGCTCCCGCCGGCGATCGCCGACGAACTCCGGTAACATCTCGCCTTTGCTGACAGTCCACTCAGACTGGTAGTGTGAAGAATTTGGCCTTTCGGCATGGTTTAGGCCCACAGGCCGCAACTAACAGGCAGCACCCGACATGGGTGCCCATCCCCCGACCCACCCCAGCCGACCGATCACACGCTCCCTGTGTGGCTTCCACCCCCGGTCGGACATCCCCTTTCGATGCACGCGGACCGTCGTTCATAGCGGCGGACCAACGGCCAGCGACTACTCCCCCACTATGGCTGCAACATCCACCGCACAGACGGAGTTTCCGTGCTCTCGTGACGGTTGTAGCAACACTCGGACACAGGATAGCTCGGTTGAAGGCTCATACTGCTCACAAGATTGCCACGACCGCGCCAGTGGCGGAAAGTTGCTGGAGCGCCTTGGCGATGACCACCGATTCTGTGCTTCGTGCTACCGGCCGCTGAAAGTAGTGTACCGCCCGGCAGACAGCGAGTGTCCGAAGCTTCGGACGAAAGCGCTGGTCGTCCGAGAGTCGTTCGTGGGCTACGAGGAGCTGACCGAACACGCCGAGCAGGGGGCCTACGGCATCGAGTGTTCCTGCGGCTCCGTCGGCTACGGCGACCCCGAGTCCCTGTGCCGGGACGGCTCCCCATACGAGTGGTTCCTCAAACGCGCCATCGGACAACTACGCCGGGAGGGTGCGTGGGGCCACCGCTTCGACGTGGCGACGTTCGCCGACGCCATGTGGGAGGGCGACGATCTCGACCTCGCGGTGGGCAAAGCGATCCGCTGATTTCCATACGGCCGCGGGCGTAGGGGCCTCGCGGCGACTCCTTTTGGCCGGCTTGAGTCAGGCAAAGCACTCGACTTGTCATTCCGCGTGTTTGCTACATCGAGCGTTCACGGGTTCGAATCCCGTGCCGGCCTTCGCGATGCGATTATGTCAACGTCAAAACCGACGCTTCGCGACGAACTCGCGGAGTACAACGACCACCTCGACGACTGCCTGAGGAGCCGATTCAGTATGTCGCTCAAGACCTTCAAGACGATCAAGGCCACTACGCAACTGGTCGGCGCGGCGGCTGGCATCTACGCGATGACCCTGCAGGCTGACCCGCTGGCTGTGCTGACACTCGTGACGGTGATGGTGTCGGGCCCAGAGGTGCTGGAACTCCTCATCAACCAAGAGCAACAGTAGCCATGGCCGCCACCCCAACCCGGGACGGCACGACCTGCCTCTGCGGGCGGCCGTACTGCCGGCTCGACGCACCGGATCACTGCCCGCGCTGTGGCCGTGACCTGCCTAACTGATCCCATGTCCTTGCCCGTCGGCGACGCGACGCCCGCCCTGTCGGACGGGCGGCTCGTGATCTACTCGCGCGACGACCACCGCGCCTGGATCCAGGGCCCGCCGGTGGACCTCACGGAGGCACGCTAACACTCATGCTCGACACGATCATCCGCCTGCTCCGACAGGCCGGCGCGTACCGAGAGTCCGACACCGACCGCAACGGCGTTCTCAGTTACGCCGCCGAGACGCATGCCGTGGGCTACGGCGGGGCACTGGGGGCGACGGTCGCCATCGCAGTGCTCGGCCTGCCGTGGCCCCTGGCGGTCTGGCTGGCCGGCTACGGCGTCGTCTGGCTCTCGCGCTGGACGCACAACGAGCGCATCCTATCCGAGCTCCGGCGGGAGCCCCAGTACTTCCTCGGCGCGAGCGTCGCGTCGTTGGTCGTCACCTGGGGGCTGGCCGCCGTGGCGGGGATCGCCTGAGCACTCCACCGTTTCCGATGCTATTCGACAGTACCTCCACCCACCGACTGCGCACACTCACGATTAAACTCATCGCCAACCCGACGCTGCCGGCGCTGGGCTACACCAAGACCGTCGAGACGATCGTCGCCGGCGGGCCGACGGCGTCGTGGCTGGGCTACAGCGCGCTGATCACGCTCCTGTGGGTGTTCGCCGACGACATCCGCGATACAGTCGAGGAGATGGCCGATGACTGAGGAACATCCGGAAGACTGGTCCCCGAGTATCGACCGCGACGAGGTCCAGGCGGCGATCGCCGAAGCACGGGCCGAAGCGAGCGAGCACAACGCCGAGTACGCCGCTGGGATGCGGCATTCCTGCACGATCATCGAGTCGGCCCTCCGCGACGACTGACCACGCTCGCCCCGTGACCACACGCGACGGTCGCGGGGAGCATCACCAACCCGCAACCCTTCAACCGCAACTCACGATGCCCCGAACAGTCGACATCACGATCGAACCGAACGACAAGTACGACGCGGTAATCCGTGGCAAACTCCCCGACGAGGACGCACATCAAGAGGCCCTCACAGAAGAAGAGTATCGCGAAGCCCATCCAGCGCCGGATGCGGCCGACGACTACGTCGCGTTCGTCGACGAGGCCGCAGAAGTCCAGCCCGAGGACTACGGCAAGGATCCCGAGGAGATCCCGACGGTCTCTTGGGACGACATCAGTCCGTCGTCGGACGCCGACCTCGTCGCGAAGATGGCGACGTACTTCACCGGCATGTCCCCCGACGAACCGACGGATCTGCTTCGAGCCAAACTCCGGCTCCTGGATGTCGACACCTACATCGACGCCCAGCTGGCTGCGACCGCTGAACTGCGCGAGGTAGCATGAACGCGTTCGCCCAGCTGTACGAAGGTCGCCTCGAGTACGCCCGAGCGACGCCCGGCTCCCGGGAGTGGTGGCAGGCCATCCGCCGCCTCCGCATGGCGCGCCGCAGGATCAACGACGCCATCTCTGCGATTGTGGATGCGATCACCTCGCTGGCGGAGATCGTCGCCGAACCGCTCCTGTCCATCGCCGAGGCCATGCCCGACCTCTCGCCGTCGGCGTGGACACTCCCCGACACGGACGGTGGTCACGATGAGTAACGCGCCCGACGGGCCGCTCGACGACTACGACCCCGACGAGACGGTGTACGCGACGGACCCGGAGGACAGCGGCTCGGTTACGTTCGGGTCTCGCGAGGAGTACGACAAGCCCTACAAAGACAAAAACTGGCTGTACCACCAGTATCACGTCCTGAAGAAGAGCATGTCTGAGATTGCGGATGAAGTGAGTATCACGCATGGTACGATCGGCTACTGGATGGACAAGTACGACATTTCGCGGCGAGACCTGCCAGAAGCCGGCGCAATCGCGAAGGGTGCTGGTAATAAACGATACCGGGATGCCGGGTGGTTGCGCGAGCAGTATGTTGAGCGAGAGAAGAATACACCTGAGATTGCGGAGCAATGCGGAGTGAGTAGTCACACTATTAGCGACTGGCTTGACCGCCACGGAATAGAAACACGCTCCCGAGCGGAATCGCAGTGCGGTGTTGTCCAATACGAAGAACTCGGTGATGAAGAGTGGCTCCGCACACAGTACATCGACCGGAAACGGGATTCTGCCGACATCGCTGAAGAGATTGGGTGTGCTTCGAATTCGGTGCGGCATGCCCTCAAACGATACGACATTCCGATGCGCGACCGGTCTGAATATCTCCACTTAGCGAAACGGCAGGAAGTCGGCACGGGCGAAGTCGAACAGCCCCCAGAAGAGGCCGAGGACGCCGGAGGCGATGAGACAACCGCCACCCAGTCGGGCGGTAATAGCTACGAAGGACCGTCCGTGGGCATCGATCTGTCGTGGTCGGACTCGAAAACAGGCGAGACGCAGTGGTGTCCGTACACTGGCGAGGACTGGCTCCGCTGGCAGTACCACCAACTCGGCAACTCGATATACGAAATGGCCGACATCTGTGGCTGTAGTGAAACGACAATTCGGCGCTGGATGGACCGCTTCGGCATCGAGCGCACAGACGGCGGCCCGGAGCCCGACACATGACCCGCAAGAGCACGAGCGTCACCGAGGACGCGTTCGAACACGGCCAAGCCACCAAGAAGGGCAACGAGTCCTGGTCGGAGTGGTTTCACCGGGCTGCTGACGCGCTGGAATCGCAGGACAGCGACGTGAGCACGGACCCGAGCACGACTGACGTGCCTGACGATGTCCTCCGAGAGGCCCACATCCCGGACATCAAGCGGGAAGTGGCCGACGAGGTCGAGAATCGCCTGACGCGACAGTGAGCACGGTACCGAGCACACATGACTGACCGCACCTGGCCGCGCTGCGAGGACTGTACGCTCCCGGCAGTCTGCCTCGGAGCCGATCTCGTCTCCCCGGACCACCTCTGCGGGCAGTGCTGCCCCACGCACCGGGGCAACGACGCCACGATCTCCCACGCCGTCGCGGAGGGCTACACTGCATGACCGATGTCCTCGTCGAGCCGGACGATACCGCGGAACGACTCCGCGACTACGTCCGAGCACACCCTGACGTCCGCAAAGACCAGTACTCGGGGTACGACGACCCGATCATGGGCGCGTGCTACGTGCTGGCGGAGAGCTACTTTCACTCGATGGGCGGCACGGACAGCGACCTCGAGGTCTACCGCCTCGGCTGGGACGACGTCGACCCGAGCTACGATGGGTCCCACTGGTTCCTCCGGAACGCCGACGACGCCGTCATCGATCTGTCGCTCCCGACGCCCGAAGACGGCGACGTCCCGTGGGATGTCGCGAAACACCGTGCGTTCATCACCGGCTACGAACCGTCAAATAGGGCGCAGCGCGTCCTTGAAGCGCTGAACCTCGGAGACTGAAACAAACTCAACCTCATGGCACCTGACGAGTTCCACTCCGACGCCCACCCGGAAGCCACGGATATCACCGGCGACCGGGACTACGGCGAGTGGGGGCAATGCGTCGCCACCGCCAAGTCAACGGGTGAGCGCTGCCGGGCGCCAGCCAACGGCTCGCACGGGAAGTGCGGGACACACGGCGGTGACGAAGACAGCGGCGCACCCGAGGGCAACGACAACGCCGAAGGGAACGATGGCGGCGCTGCACCCGAAGGCAATGACAACGCAGCCACGCACGAACTCTACTCGGACGAAAACGCGTACTACCAACGCCGGGACGAGGCCAACCAGACGCTTATCGACGCGATCTACGACGACTACTACAAGCGCTTCGAGGCCCGCAACGGTGAGCCGATCACAGGCGACGAGGCGATGCTGTTCAAGGTCGCGGTCAGCGTCCATAAACTCCTCAAGGCCGATGACTGGATCGAACAGCGGCCGGAGACGCTGGACTCGGGGCATCCACTGATCGACCGCTCCGAGAAGAGGACGGCACAGGGTGAGTCCTACTACGAATACGTCCAGTCGGCGGTCATGAAGGCCGAGAAACAACTGGAGGGGTTCATCCGACGCTGGCTCAAGGCCAACGACCTGCACGGCCCCGTGGACGACGGCGCGGACGTCGAAGTCGAAGTGACGGCGAAGATGTGGGACGACCTGACCGGCTACTACGACGAGGACTGATTTCATGAGTGCGCACACCTCCCAAACCCACGGCATAGTTCCGCTGGCGGCCGACAAGTTCGAGACTGGCGACTGGTCATTCCAGTATCGCCACGTGGCCGTATCGCCAGCTGCGGCAGAGGATGAGGTACGACTCGTGAACGGGCTACTCCCTGCCGGCGTCGACGAGGTTGCCATCAGCACCGACGAATAGCACACCATGAGTACCGACAGCACTGGCCCCGCGCCCGATGCCGATGACATCGTCGCGGTGCCGCCACCGTCGCACTTTGCCGAGCGGGCCGACACCGGCGACGAAACGTGGCTCGAGGATGCTATCACCGCATATCTGGACCTGACGCTCGGGCCCAAGCAGCGCGAGATCTGCCGCTCGGTCGTCACCAACGAACGGACGGCCGTGATCGGGGCGAACGGGACGGGGAAGACCTACATCACGGCAGCGATCGTGCTGGCGTGGCAGAACGTCCGCTACCCGGCCATCTCCTTTGGGACGTCGGGAACGGGCAAGAAGCTGTACCGGACGCTGTGCCGGCCGATCGACAAGCTCCAGAATGCCGCGAACGGCGGCGCAGGACTCCCCGGCGAGTTCAAGAAACAGCCGCCGCGCATCGACTACGACGACCCCGAACACTACTTCGAGGCGGCGACGCCGTCCGATGCCGGCGAACTGGAGGGGGCCCACGAGGGGTACACGCTGTCGATCATCGAAGAGGCCGACAAGGACGACGTGACGGCCGAGACGATCGACGCGATGCGGTCGCTCGTCACCGACTACGACAAGGGCCGGATGCTCGCTGTCGGCAACCCGCCAACGGACGAAACGAACGCCTTCGCCGACATCGTCGCCGACGACTCGCCGTGGCACACGGTGCGTGTGTCGTCGTTCGACAGCCACAACGTCCTCGTCGAGACAGGACAGCGCGAGGGCGAGCGGATCGACGGCATGGCGACCGTCTCCGCGCTCAAGGCCGACTGGCGGGACTATCACGATATCCCGTGGCCGGGCGTCGCCCAGGCCCAGCAGTGGACCGATCCGGACCACCCTGACTTCCGTGAGGATCTTCACGAGGACTGGTACCGCCGGCGGGGTGGCATCATGCCACCGGACTCGGCAACGATCGCCCGCCCCTACGACGCGGCGACGGCGAAGGCGGCCTACGCCAAGCCGCGGACGGTCTCGACGCTCGGCGCGGCGGTCCCCAACAACCCACCCGTCGGGACCGGCATCGACGTCGCCGGCCCCGGCTCGGACCGGACGGTCGCGATCACGTGGTACCAGAACGGCGACGTCGAAGTCCAGTACACGGCCCAGGACGCCGACTACCCGGCCCAGGAGGAGGCACTGCTGGCCGAGGACCGCCTGGGCGGCATCCGCAACCACCCGGTCGCTGTGGACGCCTCCGGCGAGGGCTCGGGCCTGGCGGGATATCTGGACGACCGGCTGCCCGACGTCTACCGCTTCGGGAGTGACAAGAAGCCGCTCACCGACGGCGAGGCCGACGACAACCCGTACGGCCTGGTCAACTACGCGACCCAGCGAGCCGAAGCCCTGGCCGCACTGGGGGCCGCACTCCCGGACGCTCGCTACGTCGACGGCGACCTCCGTGAAGAGCTGGTCGCCGGCGGGCGGACCATCCGATACGGCACCAAGACGCTGGACTCCCGCGGCGAACACGGCGCGGAGGTCGTCACGGTCAACGCGAAGGACGCGATCGCCGACCGGATCGACCGCTCGCCGGACTTCCTCGACGCTTGCTCAATGGCTATCTGGGCGCGTGACTGCACGCCAGAGGGCATCTCACCCGAGAACGCGGTCGTCTTCTGACCCACCCATGACAACACTCCGCTGTCCCGAGTGCGGCACTCCGCACACTGACCCGCCGAATCCAGCACAGCTACCCAGAGACACGACGGTCTACGTCACCTGCGAGTGGTGCGACAACCGCTACGGCGCGACCGTCTACACCGGGCCCGACGACCCGTCCGACGAGATCCCACCGGGGATGCTGGCCATGGCCCAGCTCGTCGGCGGCGGGACGGCCCTGGTCTGTGGCAACCTGCGCGGCAACACGGCGATCACATCCCAGCGACAGGCTCAGGCCGCCGGCCGCATGACGGGCGGTGGCGTCGACGTCACCGTCACCGGCAACGCAGTGCAGCCGCCTGCGAACGCCGTTACGATCAACGCAGACGCCCAAACCTCTAGCCAGATCCGAGACGCGGTCCGGCGACAGCGGGACCAACGCGGCCAGCGCCGATGAACGCGGTGGTATTCTAATGATAGTGACAATCATGTGGACGGCGGCGGCGGCAGAGGCACACGGCCGCGAGACCGACTATCGCGGTGTCACGGCCGTCGGACAGCACCCGGACGAACTCAAACTGCACACGGACGACGACTCGCCACCGGTCGTGATCGATCGCGACTACGTCGTCGCGTACAATCGGTACGCGGAGGAGTAACGGATGAAAGACGCCTCGACCGACAAGCCAGTTCTGGCGACCGACGCTGCACTCGCCGCCGACAGCAGCGACGGCAACGCCCAGGATGGCGAGGCGAGTCCGCAGGCCCGGGACAAGCGCCCGATCGTCATCGGCCGGCGCGAACACACGGCCGAGCCGGACAAATCGAACATCGAGCAGTGGCGGGAGGCCTACAAGAACAACCCGCTGATTCGTGTCCCGGTCCAGAACTTCGCCGCGGACGTCCTCGAGCCCGGGCTCTCGGTCACGCTGGAGTTGGGCGACGATGCGGACGAGGAGGCTGTCCCGTCGGTGCCGGATGACCACTACGCCGAGCAGTACCGGGGGCTTGACCTGGACACGGCGCTGGAGCAGTGGCTCGCCAACAGCTACATCGACGGCTGGGACTTCGACGCCTCTGCCACGGACCTGCTGGAGGCGATCGTCAAGGACCGCCGCGGCCGGCGTGGCACGGGCCTCGTCGAACACTCCTGGGACGACCCGACCAAGCGCGAGCGCCTCCTCGCACTGCGCCCGATCAAGACTGAAACGGTCACGGCCTACATCCGGGAGGGGAAGGCAATCGCCCTTCGGCCAGATGACAACGCCAACGAGTTCGAATCGGTGGCCGTCGACGACCTCGGTGACGACTCGCGCGAAACCGCGCCCAAGACGCCGGCGGGGAAGACCGCGACCATCGCCCAGTTCGACGACGTTTTCGGCGCGAGCGAGCGTGACGAGATCCCGTTCGCGCTGGACGACATCACGGTCTCGCCCTACGACGCCGACACGGGCGCGCTGTTTGGCCGCCCGGACACGGCGACCGTCGCCGAGCGGGCGGATGCCGTCAAGGAGAAACTCGCCCATATCGACCAGGCGATCCTGAACACGGCCTTTGCGAACATCATCGCCAAGGTGGACACGGACGATCGGGAGCTCGCAACAAAGATCCGCGACGACCTGAGCGTCAACTCGCCGGACACGGTCTCGGGGACGAACGTCCCGGTCGAGATCACGGAACTGGACGGGTCAGTCCCCGACGCCGTCGACACGATCCAGCAGGAGATCGAGTTCGTCCTGGCGGCGATGCCGACGCCGCTGTACCGGGTCGGGTTCGCCGGCGACATCAACCGCGACGTGACCGACGTCCAGCAGGAGGACTACCGCGACGAGGTCAAGCGGGAGCGCCGGCGGCTCGAAGCCGACTTCCAGGGCGCACTCGAGCAGAAGGCCCGCGAGTTCCTCCACGGCAGTGCGCAGGCCGACGCGGAGCTGGACGTGACGCCACGGCTCCGGATCCGGCCCGAGGAGGCAGCGTCGCCGCTCCGCGACGAGGAGTTCGACCCCGAGGCGTTCGCGACGCTGATGAACGGCCTCGCGACGGCCGCAGGTCCGAAGGGTGGCGCGGACACGATCGTCCCGCAGGACGAGATCGTCGACACGTTCCTGGATATGGATCCCGACGACGTCCTCGGCGGCGACGGCGCAGACGAGGCCGAACTGGACGAGTCCGACCCACGCGTCCAGCAGGCGTTCGCAGAGTTCACGGATGTGGATGCGGCGCTCGCAACTGGCGCGGATCGCCATGCCTACGGCCCGGCGATGAACACTGACGATGCGTTCTATCGCCTGGATCCCGACGAAGCGTACTGTGCGGTTGAGGGCGACGTGTTCGGCCAGTTCGATGACGTAGATACCGACGACAACGACCGCCGGCTCTGCCCATATTGCGGCGACCAACTCCAAGATACCGACGCGGCGCTGGCTGACGGGCAGTCGGGCGTGACCTTCACCAACGTCGGCGGCGACCCCTTCCACGATCAGGCCACGCTCGAGGCGTTCCTCGACGAGCTGGCCGACGTCGCCGAGGGCCCGGTCCGGATCGGCGATACGGAGTGGCCGGCCGAGGACTACAGCATCCACGACCACCCCGTCACTGCGGTGGGCCTCTCCGAAGCGGCGGCCGAATCCATCTGGGCCGACTACAGTGACGAGGCCCGGGCGCTGTGTGGGCCCAAGCCGCGGGCCGCCCTATCAGCCGACGACTGGACTCCCGAACTGCATCCGCGCGATGAGGAGGGGAAATTCACAGAGGCGGGCGGGGCCGTTTCTGGACTGATTAAAGGAGCTTACGAAACATTCTCTGACGAAAGCGACAGACAGACAGTCAGCAACCTAACCCAGGCTTGGGCCGGGTGGCCAACAGATAGTGACACAGCACCACTCTGGAAAGCGGCGGAACAGGCAACCGGGAACCGAAATGACCCGACCGACATCACCGACACGCCGATGCTCCAGAACCAAGCGAGCCCGGAAACCGTCCAAACTGCAGCCGACTATCAGGACCATGTCTCTGATGTCCTTGGCGAGGTGGCGGAGGGCGACACGATTACCGCCCATAGATTTCTTCATGGTGAGGCGGCGGAGCGGCTGCGGAATGGCGAATCACTCCCGCCGCGAACATTAGCGAGTTGGACGACTGATGAGAACACTATCGGACAGGTGATCGACGAGGCAGGGTTCGACGCCGAGGGCAATCCCATCGAAGCCGAAGACGCCGTCGTCGTCACAATGGAGGTCCCAATAGAAAACGTGATGGATCACCACGCAATCAACCCTGAGCTAAACAATGCTGGGCAAAACGAGGCAATTATCGGGCTTCCCGAATCGGACGATCTTGCCGACGGGACCGTTCGTGAAGCTACGGAGGTGACTGGCGGTGATTAGTCGCCGTCGATCGACGCGAGGCGCTTCGACTTCTCAGTCTTCTCACCAACCCGCTGTGAGACGGTGTCGACCGTGGATTTCTCCAGTCCAAGGAATTCTGCGATATCACCATGCTGCCACCCAACCAACTCCTTCAGTGCGTACACCTCCGATTCGCGCTTGCTTAGCGGCGTCTCGTCGGCAAGTTCCTCGGAACGGCAGATGTTACACACCGGCTCATTCAACTCACTCAAAAGACCGACTACGATACCGTGATCAAGCTCGTCGGTCGATGTGCACCGGGCGCATTCTGTCTGACCATTCATGTATTCCACCACACTCTACAAATATGTGGAGCGTCGGTATAAATATGAGGGATAGAAATGCCTGACAAGGACATCCCTAACATCCTGCTCGGCTATGACTTTGAGCCGCCAGTAGCCTCCGACGCCACAGAAGAGACTGGCGAAACCTCGGCTCAACTCGCGACGCGCTACGAACCCGGCGAAGACCTGGTCCAGACGCCGGACGGACTCGGGCTGGTGGTCGAGACGATCACCGAGACGCGCGAGATCGACGAGGGCGAGGACATCCCGGACCGCGTCGAAGCGAGTTCCGAGTCGCCGACCTACGTGGTCACACTCGCCGATGCTGACCCACCGCTGGGCTTCTACAAGGCGAGCGACCTCTCGGCGGCCGACGTCGACGCAGACGTGAACCCGCTCGACGAACTGGGTGGCGAAGAGGCCGAGATGGCCTGTGCCGAGGCGGAACTCGGCGACTGGTCGCCGCCCGAGTCGTGGGAAGAGGCGGACTTGCCGGCCCGGGCGATCGGGCTGAAGGCCTTTGCATCCATGGGTGGCGATTTCGAGGGATGTGAGTCGGAGATGGACGGCAACGTGGCTACGCCGGACCAATTCTGCGGTGCGTTTCTCGACTGGATATTTTCTGGCTACGACTTTTGGAGGGGAGATAGCTTCTTACCCGGGGACTGACAACCATTAAGGCTCCGCAAAACCATATTACGCCATGGGCGACACATGTCCGGACTGTGGTGAAGAGTTCGAGCGGCTGAATCAACATCTCGCGTTGAGTGATTGCGAAGGTGAAGGTTCGAAAGTCACGCTCGAATGTGCTGAGTGTGGTACCGAATTTGAAGAGTACAGGTATCGGGTTGAGAGTGACCGAGATCGTGATGGCACGAAGTTCTGCAGCAAAGCCTGTCACAATGCGTCGATGCGGGCCGGAAACTCAGTCCCGTGCGACTGGTGCGGCGAACAGACGTACAAGTCGCCGTCCCAACTCGAAAACAATGACCACCACTTCTGCTCGCAGGAATGTGAGAATAGATGGCGTGCCGATAGGATGTCCGGCGAAGGCGCGCCCTGGTGGGATGGCGGGAAAGAGGTGGTCGAATGCGAATATTGCGGTTCCGAATACAAAGTCACGCCCGCACTCGTCAACGTCACACGGTTTTGTAGCCGCGAGTGTCAGGTTGACGCCATCCGACCTTCGGCTGAAGAAACGCCTGACCCGGAGTTTGAGACCAAGGTATGCGCCAACTGTGGGAAAGAAATCACGCGCCGGTCGCACCACTTTCGCGGCGAAGTCGCAGTTTGTAGCGAGGACTGTTTCAGTGACTGGATGTCCGAGAAACGCCGTGGTGAAAAGAATCCAGCGTGGAAAGGTGGGAAGACAGTCGTTGATAGGGTTCGAGCTGCTTTAGGCGAAACTTCTTGGGAGAAGATCGCGGCCGATCAACGAGAACACGCAAATCATGAATGTGAAATATGTGGCACGTCGCCCAACGGCCGAAAACTTGCGGTCCACCACATTATCCCAGTGGCTTCTGGTGGAACGAATGGCGATTGGAACCTCATGGCACTCTGTAGCGAGTGTCATCAGAGGGTTGAGAACAAGACACGCAAGATTACCGCTCCTCACCTGTTCCAGCCAGTTGCTGAGTAACTCAATCCTGCCGGGGGACTGACTCATGACAGACAACAGCCCAAACTGCGAGTGCCCGGTCTGCCGTAGCCAGTCGTGGGAGTGGTTCGAGTACATCCAGCTGACGGGGTGGCGGTGTGGGACCTGCGAGACCACGATTGTCCGGGCCGACTCGCCGACAGACGACGTCCAGTGCGAGCAACCATCTGCAGAGGGCGAGTCGATCCCACGGAGCGTTCGGAAGGACTGATCATGTTCGAGAGCATCCGGCGGCGACTTTCAGGCGTCTTCCGACCGCCAGAATCGACCGTGGCTGATACGTCCGCCGATGATCCCCGTGAGTGGTCGCCGGACGATGGCGCGGGCTACATCCCGACCGAGGAGGGTGGCTCGGGCCGCGGCACCAGGCAGATCCACACCCTCGCTAAGCGCCATCTCCCCGGCGACGACTACACCATCCACCGCACGGAATTCAACGATGGCACGACCCGCACGATGGCACAGTACAACGACGGCTGGGCGGCGACGAACTACCGGACATACGAACTCTGGCAGGAACGCGGCGAACTCTGGATCGAGTACTACGAGGGCGACGTCCGCCGCGACCGGCGGATCTTCCGCTTCGAGCTGACTGACCGCGTGATCTAACCCATGCCTGATCCAGCCAAGAACCTCCGCGAGGACTTCCTCCGCGAGATCCGCCGCCGGTTCCGCCGGCTTCGGGACCAGGTCCGCCGCTGGGCTGGCTACGAGGACGACATCTTCGGCCTCGGGCAGGACGCTCAGGCCGCTACCAGCGCGGCGGACCTGCCTGACGACGCGCCGCAGGTGTTCCGGTTCCAGACCGACCGCGCCAAGATCGCGGCGTTCCTGGCGTGGTGGCAGGACCGCCTCGACGCCGACCTCCTCGAACCCATGCCCCAACGTCGCGTCCGCAACGGCGAGCACTGGACGGGCGCGCTGCTCCGCGCGGCGTACGCCCAGGCGTGGCAACAGGCCCGATCACGACTCCGCACCGAGGGTGTCAGCGTCGGCTCCCTCCCAGGTGGCGAGGACGGTGACGTGATCGAGGGCCTGCTGGACATGCCCGCCCCCCGTCGGGCGCTCCAGGAACTCTACACCCGGACTTACGAGAATCTCCAGAGCGTCGGCGCGGACGCGGCCGAGCCCGTCCGCGACACGCTCGTTGAGGGCATGGACCAGGGCTGGAACCCACGGAAGACGGCCGACAAGCTGACCGAGGAGGTGCGGACACTCCAGCACACCCAGGCCGAAACGCTCGCCAGATCGGAAACTCAGCACGCGTATTCGGTGGCCACGCTCGACAGATACGAGCGGGCTGGCGTCGGCGTCGTCAGTCACGGCGAGTGGCTGGATACGAACGATGCTCGCGTCTGTACCTTCTGCCGCCGACTCTCCGGCGCCGAGCTGGCGCTGGCTGAGATGCGTGACGGGCTCGTGGAGTTCCGCGGGCAGGTCTTCAGATTACTCGCCCCCTCACACCCGAATTGCCGCTGCTCGATCGCGCCGAGCGTCGACAGTGATCCGCCGACGTCGCCGCTGTCGGAGCGGGTGCCGGGGACTGTGCTGGCAGGCGGGTAGCCCGACCACTGACCCGATGACGCTGGCCCGGCCGAGCACCAGAGAGGGCACGGACCCCACTTCTGCAACCCATGAGTAACGACGCACCCACTCGCACGAAAGAGGCAACGCTCGCTGACGGCGAATCGATCACGGTTGATGCCAAGACCGACACTGCCGACCGCGTCGCGACACTCGTTGATGATGGCGACGGCAACGAACCGGCTACGTACGACCTCGTCCAGGAGGTGCGGAATAGCGAGGGCGACTGGATGCCGTTCGACTCGGTCTCGAGCACGACCGAGACGGCGTTCGTCGACGAGGCCGTCCCGCGACGGATGCGCGCAACGGTCACGAATGTGTCAGGCGGCGAGGCCACGTTTCGGGCGGCGATGAACGCCCGGTGATCTGCCATGGCACGAACACCAGACGAATACAAGCGGAAGGGCGGGCAGCAGGTGCGCGAGGACGTCGAGCGACAGGATGCCGAACTGGTAGATACAGAGGAGGGACCGAGCGCGGGTATCATCCATGCGCGGGGATGGGATGGAGCAGACGGCTACCAGCAACTCCAGAACGCTCTGGACGATCTCGACACCGATCCAGGGACAGTCGTGGTTGGGCCAGACGGCCCCGACAGCTACACAGGGGAGGATGGCGAGGACTACGACCGAGTCTGGCTATTGACAAACAGCCTTGAAATCCCCTCGAACACGACTGTCGTAATCCACGGCGACTGTGTGCTGGCAGATGGGGTCGGCCAAAACCTGATCCGTAATAAAAACTATGACGACGATGCCGTCCGCGATCAGAATATCCACATCGTCGGCGTCGGCCGCCCCTATCTTGATCAACGGCCTGGGCATCAAAATCGGACGGCAAACGACGCCAAGCACGTCGGCATCCGACTCTATCAGGTCGACACCTGCTCGGTCAAAAACCTCGAACTGCGGACGACATCATACGCTGTTCGTCCCGAGGCCGTTACCGACCTCACCGTCGGGAATCTGTGGTTCGACCAGGACGGATCGGTCGGCAACCAGGATGGCCTCCACATCGTCGGCCCGACATTTGACTTCTCCGTCGACGGTCTCCACGGAGTCACACACGACGATATCTGCGCAATCGAGTGTGGGGCGTTTTCGGTCCCGCTCGATGGGGCTTCGGGAGATGTTCACGACGGCTCGATCCGCAACCTGACAGGCAATCCCAAAGGTGGCGCTCCTGGGGCCAGCCTCAAATTCATCGGGGGCAATGCAGGGACCATCGGCGGTGTGTCCGCATCCCATATCATTGTCAAAGGCCGTCGCGGCGTCGAGTTCGAGGATTACGTCGGGGGTGGCTCTGATCCTGCACAGGACACGGAATCTGGCATCGTCGTCTCCAATATCACGACCAGCCGAGCGGGCAGCTTCGACTCGCTGGTCCACTTTGTGGGCGGCGTCTCGAACGTCGAGGTTCAGGGCATCTCGGGCGATATCAACACCGTCAATGGCGTCGTCACCGTCGGCGAAGATGTCGATAACGTCACTGTCTCAGAGGTCGACCTTGTCATTCGGTCTGGCGGGAAGATGCTAAACGTCCTGAATGGAGCGACTGCGTCGGACCTGACGCTTGCTGATGCCAGAGCGCGCAATCAGGCCAGTGGTCGCTTTATCAACACTGCGTCGGACACCACGCTGGAGGATGTCGAGATCCTCAGTCCGAAGGCAGACGGGTTTGATCGGTTTCTGGCGGTGTCTGGGTCCGCGACGGGCCGCGTCGTCGATGCAACGGTCAAAAATATCAGCGACACGATCTATGACGAGGTTGGGTCACTCAAATTCGTCGGCGATAACCCGCCGTTCGACAGTGCTGCGCCAGCGGTCAAGGGGTCTGAGGTTATCGCAACAGCGGCGTGGGACCCTGATGGGGACGGCAATGCCGAGCGAGTCCAATACGACGGTTCGTCATGGCAGGAGGTTGTGGACCTGCCGAATTGGTGATCGGCGTTAGGTTCGCGGGACTCCCATAGCAGGACTTCCGCGCAGGACCGGCCTGAAAGAAACGCCCCTGACCGGGGCGATCGCGTCGGTCGGGGCTACCCGAGCGCGTGCCGAACCGAGCTGGCCGTCCTCTCGTAGTCTTCGTCGGCGTAGGTCAGAACGGTGTCGAGCGTCGACCAGCCCATGTGGACCTTGAAGTCCATCAGGCCGAGGCCGTCCGCGAAAAGATCCGCGAGGAGGAGTGTCAGAAATGCGGTTCGTCGGACGTCCTTCTTGACATTCACCATATCATCCCGGTGTCGGCGGGTGGAACAAACGGAGATTGGGATTTAATCACGCTGTGCCGCCGCTGTCACGGCGAGGTCGAGGCCTACACTCGTGACCTGGCCGGCACCGAGCCAGTCCTGACTGAGTAAGACGACATCCGATGACCCCGCCGGGGCGAGGCCCTCCCGGCACAGATCCACTTCTGGAACGAATGAATCATGCCTGTTGTCCTGTGTGCAGGTCGCCAAATGTAGCCCCATGGCCTTATGGCGAGTCCGATGACCGCTATCGGTGCGAAGACTGTGGCGATACGCACTTTAGTCCGGATTGGCGGCCTAAATCCGGGTTGGGGGATGTATATAGGACTGATGAATCGGCGTAAGGCAGACTGTCCGTGCTCTTGGACCCTTTTGACGTCGTCCGTCGAAGACTCGGCCACGAGCACCGAGCGCCCTGACGCTGCTGGAATTGGCGTAACATCCAAATTTGGCACTGAAAGCGCGGCATCTGTCGCCACGGTGGGTAACCGTAAGAGTATGTGCCAAAGAAGGTGTGGGTGCGAACCGCGGTGGTGCGAAAGCACGCCGTGTCCTGTACCACTTCGCCAAAACGGCAGTAGCGGGAGTATTCCAACACGAAAGACCTGTTGACAGTCTGCGCGCAAACGGTTCAGCAGTCTCCGATGACGCCTTGCCGGGGCCGAGGTCCAGACCCGGCTGGATTTCTCATGATACGATGACACCAACACAGTACACCAGCCGCATCGCCAGCCTGCGGGAACGCGACGCTGCCGACTACCCGTACGTCGTCCATGGCGTCGCCCAGGCCGCAGGCGAACTCACGCACGGCCAGAACGGGCCGAAGTACTGGCCCGCTGCCGAACTGCAACAGGCCGCGCCGACGCTGGCCGGGCAGACGGTCTACTCGGTCCACGACGGCGACCGCCACGCGGTCGGCGAGATCCTCGCCGCGGCCTACGACGAGACGCGGGATGCCGTCGTCTACGAGGCGGGGCTCGAAGATGCCGAGATCGCGGAGGCGCTGTCGATCGGCGAGCGCGAGCCGACGATCGAGGCGGCCAACCCGGACGCCGTCGACCGCCACGACGAGACGGGCGCGGTCATCATGCGCGGCTTCGAGTACACCGGGATGGCGACGACCGAGCAGGGGGCGTCGGACGCTTCCTACGCCGCGCCAGGGAGCGCCGCCGAGAACCCCGCCGTTGCGGCGCTGTCGGCGGCCAGCATCCAGGCCACACTGCACGACGATGACGACGCCGATGGCGCTGGGGCCGCCCTGGCCGTTGGCGATGACGGCTGGTCGGCCGGCCTTCGGCTGTTCCGCGTCGTGCCCGCTGAGGGCGACGAGACGGACTACGACAATGACGTCCTCGGGGTTGGTGTGGCGTTCCCCGATGCCGGCGTCTACGTCGACTGGCAGCGGGCGGCGTTCCCGGACGAACTTGACGACCCGCACGTCTCCGAGTACGGGTCGATCCCGGACCTGCGGAAGGCCACCGGCAACGACATCGTCGACATGACGCAGCCGCCGGGCGAACGGGCGTCACTTGCCGACCTCGGCCAGTTCGCACCGGGCGGCGTCGTCTCCTGGCGGACGGGCAACGGCACGCTCGCCTACGGCAAAGTCCAGGCCAAGATCCAGCGCGGGCAATTCGACGACCTGCTCAGCACCGACCAGGTCGTGACCGCGCCGGCCGTGCTGATCGGCGTCCACGAACCCGGTCAGGGTGACACGTGGACACCGGCGGAGCGGCTGGTGGCACGGAAACCCGGGTCCGTGACCCGTCACGACGACTTCCCAGCCGCGCCGGCGAGCGAAGCCGCCATGGCTGCACTCGCGGCTGACAGCTACGAGGTGACGAACGTCTCGCCCGACGAGATCACGGGCGACGGCCCCGGCTTCACGGACACCGAGTGGGACGGCGACGACGTCACGGCGTCGCTCCCGAACCCCAGCGAGGCCGACGACGCGGCCGGCGTGCTGGACCAGACGATGGCGCTGGTCCCGACCGACGACGAGGCGCGTGACGCCAAGTCGAACTGGAAAGCGCCGTTCCGCGACGGGCCGGACGCCCCAGTCAACACGCGAGCGCTGGTCGCGATTGACGCCGCGATCAGCGGGGCCCGCGGTGGGTTCGAGGGCGTCGCCGACGCGACGCTGGATGCCCTGTCCGACTGGACCCAGTCCATGCTCGCGGCCGCGCCGGACGGCCTGTTCGGGGCCGACGATCCCGAGGCCGCGGCGGCGACGGCTGGCTGGCTGGCGGCGACCACGGCCGATGACCCATCCGGCGAGGCCCAGGACCGCGACACTGCTGACAGCACCGACTCTCCAACTACAGCGACCGCCACCGACAGCGGTGGCACTGATACAATGAGTAACGACAACGATACCGATTCTCCTGATGTCGAGGCGCTGCTTGAGCGCGTCGACGAGAAAGAGGCACAGATCGACGACCTCGAAGCAGAACTCGAGGCCAAGGCCGAAACGATCGACGAGAAAGAGGAGCGAATCGCCGAGCTCGAAGAGACAAACGAGGAGCTGCGCGAGCAGAACGAGGCGGCCCGCGAGCAGTATGCAGCCGCCCTCGCCGAGGCCGACACGATCCTCTCGGAGGACGAACTCGCCGAGCAGTTCACGCTCGCCGAACTCTCGGAGAAGGTCGAGGAGGTCGACTTCGCCGCAGACGATGGCACACCCGAGCCGACCGTCCGCTCGGGTGGCGGCCCGTCCGCGGAGGCGAACCTCTCGGCAGCCGAGCAGGAGCGGAAGGCCGAACTCGAAGAACGGAAGGTTGAACTCGAGGACGCAGACAACGACCTCGCCGAGAAGGAGCTCGAACGCGTCGAAGCCGAACTCGCCGAGATCATGGGGGGTGAGGCCTGATGAGCCTCAAACCCGGGCAGTCCCACAAGGACGACGCCCAGCACACCGAGACCCGCACCGCCGCCGAGGCGCTGTCCGCGGGCGACGCCGTCGCGCTCGACGCGAACGGCGAACTCGTGACCGCCGACGGGACGAACAACCCGACCGTCTACGGCGTCGTCGGCCACGACGACGGCGACGGCTACGCGGCCGGCGACGACGTCCTGGTCACCTACAGCGGCCCGGTCGTCGCGAACGTCGCGGCTGGCGTCGGCCCTGGTGTCGAACTCGGCGCGAGCGCCACCGAAGGCCAGCTCGCCGGCGGCACCTCGGCAAAGGGCATCATGACGATGTACGGCGAGGGCGCAGCGCCGGGCGGGATTCCCGACATCCCGACGGGCTACGCCCACGTCGACGTGTAACGTAGGCAACCAGCGACCACACACCAACGCTTAACGAGGCATTCTCAATGGCACTCCCCAACATCGACCAGATCATCGACCCGACGACCGTTCGCGACTTCGCGGCGGAACGCATCGAAGCACAGACTGTCGTCCGTGAGTTCTTCATGGACGAAAACGTCCCCGACGGGGCGGGCGAAGAGTACGAAATCCCGGTTCCCGCGGAGGAGCTGGGCCTCCCCGAAGAGGTCGAACCTGGCGCGGACGTCACGTACGACCGCGAAGAGTACGGGCGCCCGCGCGTCACTCGGCAGATCTTCAAGAAGGGATCGAAGATCCCCGAAGAAGACATCAACGACCACATCTCCGACCTCCTGGGGGAGCACGTCGAGGGCCACGCCAAGAATATGGCCAAGAAGCTGGACCGGTCGGCCTTCGCCGTCCTCGATTCGGCCGCGCCCAGCGGCGAAGCCGTCGGGGACGATGACGGCACGCTCTCGTTCACGGACATCAACGCCGGCGTGACCGAACTCGCCCAGCGTGGCGAGGACGGCTTCACCGCCGACATGGCGCTGGTGGGCCCGAGCGGCAAGGAGTCGCTCATCAACTACCTGGCCGAACGGGGCACCGACCTCGGTGACGAGGCAGTCCAGAGCGGCAGCCTCGGTGAGTTCGCCGGCATCGAGTTCATGTTCTCGAACATCGTGAGCGTCGGCGCCAACGAGGCGATCGTCGTCGACACCGACCAGTTCGGCTACGAGGGCGAATGGCAGCCCGTCGACACCGACCAGACCACCGACTTCGACTCCGAGGCGGTCAAGGTGAAGATCAAGGCCGCGTACGGTTGGACCGACAAATTCAGTGAGGCGGCCGTGAGGGTGCAGGGCTGATCGGCCATGCCCCACACACTCGCACTGACGACCGGCGACGACTACAGCGGCACGCTCGCACTCGGGAAACACCCCGACGGCGAACTCGCCTTCGAGGACGGCACAGCTGTCGTCGAGCGCGAAGAGACGGCGCGACGGCTGGCGGATCACTACCCGAACCTGACGTACGACGGCCCGGCCGACGCTGACGGCACTGACGATGCCGCTGATGCTGACGACGCTGCCGATGCCGACGATGCGTCGGTCGCAGAACCACCACTCAACCCCGACGAGTTCGCCGTCGACGCACTCCGGGACGCGCTGGCCGAGGCCGACTACAGCGCGGCCGAACTCGACGCGATCGAACAGGCCGAGCGAGCGGATGGGTCACCCCGGTCGACGGCCATCGACGCCATCGACGCCGCTCGCGAGGACTGACCGCCATGCCAAGCGTCACACTCACCTTCGATGGCGGTGGCCTCCTGGTCGGGTGTCAGACTGTCGCGTTCGGGGACACTGACGGCCCGGTCGATGGCGACCCTGTTCCGTCGGGGTACGTCAGGCTGGCCGAGATCGAGTCGATCCATGACCCCGCCCCGGACGACACCGCGCCGGTGGCCGATAGCGCGGACACACTACTCGTGGCCGACGACCACGTCACGATGATCGAGTGGGAGGACTGACGCATGGCCTACGAGCCGCGGTACTGTGACCTCGATGACCTCCCGCTGCAAGGCCCCGGCGACGTCTTCGATCCAAGCGACCTACAGAAGGCTGCCAAACACGCCGAGGCACAACTGGAGAGCGAGGTCAACGATGGCCGGCGGATCGACAACCCGGAGGCGATCCACGAGAAGGCGGCGCTGGCCTACGCGACGTACATGCTCTTTTCCGGGCCGGAACACCCGTCATCGGCGAATGCTGGCGACTTCTCGGCCGGCTCCGGCGAGGACGTGATGGAGGTCGCCCGCGAGATGAAGTCGATGTATCGCGACGCCGTCAACACGATCATGACGGCCGACGATGACGCAGGCGGCGGCGAGTTCGTGGTCTGACCCCTCATGACCGACATCGGCGGGCTCGGTGCAGCAGCCGAGGACCTGGACGACCTCGCCGACGCACTCGAGGCAGCCGCCGACGAGGTCGACGAGGCCGTCGATGCCGGCGTCCAGAAAACAGCGTTTCAGATGGAGGGCACGGCCAAGCGCCACGCCCCGGTGGACACCGGCGCACTCCGGGCGTCGATCCAGGCCCGCCGGCTCAACGTGGGCCGCTGGGCGGTCGGCTCCTCGATGGAGTACGCCGCCGACGTCGAGTACGGCACCGCTCCGCACCCGATCACGCCCGATGACGCCGACGCGTTGCGGTTCCCCGGCCCGGACGGCGACCCCGTCTTCGCCCAGCACGTCGACCACCCGGGGACGCCGGCCCAGCCGTACCTGCGGCCGTCGCTGAAACAACACGAGTCGGGCTTGGTCGACAACATCGCCGCCGAGATCGAGGCACTCCTGGAGGCACATCTATGACAGTCCACAGTTCTCGCTACTGGTTCGTCGCGTTGTTGAGCTTCGCAATGGCCACTGTGGCGACCGTGACTGGGTCGGTGCCCGTCGCGATCTTCGCGCTGATCGTCCTCGTCCAGAACGAAGCATACGAGTGCCGCCGCCAGCGGGAGGGCCATCTATGACAGACAATAGTACGGCCTACCTGCTCGGCCTGTTGCTGGTCGGCGGGGTCGGCATCAACGCGATCGTGACTGAATCGCTGATCGGCATGGTCGCGGCGCTGGCCATGGCCGTCCACATCGAGGCACGAGAGTGCCGCCGCCAGTGGGAGGACTGATCTGAACCATGGTCAACCCACAGACGATCCTGCGCGGCCTCAGCACCCGGCTCGAAGCCGCGACGGGCCTCACCACTGTCCTGACGCGAGAGTCGGACCCGGGCGGTGTGGACGGCCACGTCGACTCACCGTTTGGCGACCTGCAGATCGTCGCCGACGACCGCCTCGAGGCGTTCAACACCGACCGCGTCGGCTACGTGACGGACGACGCCGGCAACCGGGTCGGTGAGTTGTTCGCGGCGACGTTCGATGCCGAGTTGCAGCTGGACATCTACGTCGCCGCCGGCGATGACGAGCACGACGCGACCGATCTGGGCTACCGGGCCCAGCGCGTCTGCCGGCAGTACGACGACCGCGAGCGGGGCGACCCGCTGCCCGATCCGGACGGCAACCCCATCGACGACGTCGAAGCGTTCGGCGTCGGCGACGGCCGCCGCGCGGATGACCTGACGGATCGGCCCGGCATCCGTCGCTGGCGGCAGGACCTGTCCGTCGAGTTCACTGACGTGATCGATACGAGCGTCGCGTACGGCGACGCGGCCTACGTCGCGACGGTCGACACGCCCGCGCCGGGTGACATGACTGGCGGCGACGCAGTGCAGATCGAGTACGTGCCCGCGGACTTCGCGGGCGAGACGCCATAAGACGACGCAATCCAACATGGCAATTTACGGCAACACGTCCCGCGTGAGCGTCGATGTCAGCGGCGGTGCGATCACCGCCGTCAACATCGGCGACCAGGACAAACTGGTCATCTTCGCTCGCGGGGACCCGAACAGTGGCACAGCACAGACGAACGATCCGACGCAGGTGAGCGGCCCGCAGGCCGCCGCTGCGGCGTTCGGCGAGGACACGGCGCTCACGGAGGCCATCCGCGACGCGGCGGCCAACGGCGTCGGCTATGCGTCCATCTGGGGCGTCATGCCGGCGACCCAGAGCGCGACCGGCGAGGCGATCGCCGGCGGCTCGGGCACGCTGGGCAACACGCCCATCATCGAGGACGTCGCCGAGATAACAGCGACGAACACCACCGACGGTGTCGAGGCCGACGTGGCGTTCCGGTACAACGACCCCGTCGCCGAGCCATCGAGTGAGCAGACGGTGCACATCAACCCCTTCGAGGGGATCGTCGAGGCCGGCGACAGCGACGAGTACGAGATCGACTACAAGTGGCTGGACTGGCAGTCGGCATTCGATGCGGCGACCGGCGTCATCCAGGAGCAGGAACACGGCGAGTGGCGCGTCCACTCCGAAGCCGAGTCCGTCGTCGCCGACGCGATCTCGACGGTGAGGCCACTCCGCGAGAGCGAGTGGAAGATGATACGCGTCTCGGCGGCGGCCCAGCCCAACACGAACAGCAGTGCAACGCCGCCGGAAGCGCACTTCGACGCGACGGGCTACACGGACGGCCTGGACAACGATGCGTTGTTCTTGACTGCGCCGGAGCGCCGGCCGGGCTCGGATAGCCTCGTGGGCGGTGCAGTGGCGGGGCAGATGGCGGGCACCAGCATCGACGAGCCGATCCTCGGCAACGCACTGACCGGCGTCACGGACCTGACCCAGACGCTGACGGTCCCCGAGCAGACGGACCTGGCCAACTCGGGCGTCATCCCGATCTCGGCCAGCGGCAGTCCAGCACTGGAGGACAACGTCTCGACGTCCACCGAGACGGACTGGACGCGGGACTTCTTCACGGCGCGACTGCGCGACCAGCTCGTGCTGACGGCGCGGGCCATCGGCCGGGCCGCCCGGGGCCGGCTCAACAACGACACGGTTGAGACGCTGGTCCAGGAGCGGCTGGCCGACGAGCTGATCGACCTCATCGAGGACGGCGTGCTGGAACCCAACACCGACGACGAGACGCGGTGGTACACGAACGCCGAACAGGACGCGACGAACCCGAAGAAACTCGACATTTCGTTTGGGTTCTCACCCGTCGGTGTCGTCGGCACCGTGGACGTGGACATGACGATCAACATCTAAGAGGTGATACAACATGGCAGATAGACACGAGACCGGCAAGGACGGCGTGCTGACGGTCCAGGGACGCGACGTCCCGTTCACCAACGCCGACTACTCGGTCTCGTATGACACGAGTGCGTCGGACTTCAACGACGGGCTCTTCGAGGACACAAGCTACGTGTCGGCGTCGGCCAGCGGGTCGATCGAAGCCGACGGCTCGAAGGCAGAGCTGAAGAATCTCCTGCTCAACGACGACGGGACGCCGGTCAACAACATCCGCATCCAGGTCAACGGTTCCGAGGGCGGCGACCGGTTCACCAGAGTCAAGATCGAGGAGTTCAGTCGGGAGTTCCCCGGCGGCGACAAGACCACCACGGAGATCTCGTGGACGGCGGATCGGTACCGCCCGGTGTGATCTATGCAGGATCCAACTGACCAGCTGGACGTCTTCGACGAAGTGGTGTACGGGGCCGAACGAACGAAATCGGCCACAATCGAGACCAAGGGGAACCGGGCCGACTTCGAGTTCGAGATCGTGCGCCCGGGCCGAAAAATCCGCAACGCCGTCATCACGGCGCTCCCGGAGGGGTTCTTCGAGGGCGCAGAGGACATCGACATGGACGATGTCGACGGTCCCGAGGACATCGACATGGACGACGTCGACCTGGGCGACGTCGACATCCAGTCGCTGACGCTGGACGCCGAAGGGACCGACGCCTGGGACGACATGCTCGTCGCCGGGCTGGAACACGACGAGTTCGGCGATAACGAAATCCGGCAGCTCGTCGAGAAATTGCCCGAAGCGACCTACTACGGCATCGGCGCGGAGGTGTTGAGCCACGCGTTCCAGGGCGGGCGGATCGATGGGTTTCGCGTCGAGTGACGAGGGTCAGATGCTGTTCGACGCCGTGCGGATGTTCGGCCTGCCCGGCGTCGATCACGCTGGCGACCTGACCGACCTGCAACTCCGATTCATCCACACGGCCTGGGTCGAGCGCCAGGAGATGCTCGCTCCGGGCACCGGCTAACCGACGACTGGTTTTCCCATGCGAGAAGAAGTACTCCGCGCCCTGCTGTATGCAAAGGGCAACGTCGCACAGCACATGCGCCGCGTCGCCGGCGAGGTCCGGGACGCACGCGATGAAATGGCCGAAGGGGCGGTCTCGGCGAGTGCGCTGGCAAACCGCCTGTCCGGCGCGGAACGCGACGGTGAAGGGTTCGCCAACGCCGCCGACGAGGTCCGCACCGCCGTCGCGATGATGGTGCCGTCGCTGGTCGCCGCCCGGACACAGATCGACGAGGTCGGCGACGAATCCCGCGAAGCCGCGGCGTCGCTGCTGGGGCTGTCGGCCTCGACGTCGACAGCCAGCATTGCCGCAAACGCGGGCTCAGTCAGCATCGGCGGCTTCCAGGCGTCGCTGGCGGCACTTACGGCCGTCGCAGCGGCTGCGATCGCCATCATGTCGGCACTGGCCGTGGCGTTCGCTGGCGTCGCCATCGCCGCCGCGGGGGTGGGAGCAGCCTTCGCGGCGCTGCTGGGCGGGGGCCTCATGGCGATGGGGCAACAGGCCGCCGCCCAACAGGAGGACCTCAAGTCCACACTGGAGGGCGTCCAGCACGTCCTCGGCCAGATCAAGGACGTTGCCGCCGAGATCTTCGCCCCACTCGCGACGGAAGCGAACGCGGAGTTGTTCCGTGGATTTGCCAGTGCTGCGTTGAGTGTGCTGGAAAATTTCGTCGCGATGGTGAACGCCCTACGCCCGGCGCTCACGGCGATGGCGGACACGCTGGGCGGCGTCTTCGCCGAAACGGAGCCACAGTTCTTCGCGGCTCTTGAAGGGCTGATACGAGAGGTGTTGCCCTACCTAACGCAATTCATAGCGTTCCTGATGCGCTCGGTCCCGAAAGCACTGCGGTTCCTGCGGGACCAGGTCGATTACCTCCTCCCGAAGATCGCTGAGTTCGGGCGGGCGATGCTGGACCTGGCGGTGCCACTCCTGCGGATCGCGACTGCCGTCGGTGGCGTCCTGATCCCGGTGCTGACGCCAGTGGCGGACTTCCTCGCCGGGATGGCACAGGTCATCGCGACCGTGGTGGTCCCGCCGCTCCGCGTGCTTGGGAACATCCTCGGCTGGCTCGCCGACACGTTCGGGCCGGTGTTCAAAGCTGTCGGCGCGGTCGTGGGTGTGCTGGCGAGTATCGGCATCGCATTGACGGCCGCGTCGTGGCTGACGACACTCGGCGGGGCCGCCCTCTCGCTGGCTGGCTTCTTGACGAGTACGCTGATCCCGGCGCTGTACTCGGTCGGGACAGCCATCGCCGCCGCGCTCGGGCCGGTCGGCTGGGCGGCGATCGCGGTCGGCGTCATCGCCGGCCTGCTCGCCAAACTCGGGCTGCTGGATGACGTGCTGTCGGGCCTGGCGAACGCGATCCTCGGGGTCGGCGGCGCGATCAACAAAAGCATCGGGCATCTCATCCCGTTCAAGAGGCAGTTGGCGGCGATCGCCGACGCGGCCGCTGCGGCAGCGGCTGAAGTCGGCCGGCTGACGAGTATCGCTGGCGGGGCACTCGCCGGGGCCGCGGCAGGGAGCGTCGTGCCCGGTCTCGGAACGATCAGCGGGGCCGTCATCGGCGGCATCGGCGGCAACGTCGCCTACGAGGCTGGCGCGCCGGCTGGTGGTGGTGGCGGTGGCGGCAGCAGTCGGGGCCAGCCAGCAGCGGGCGCGAATCGCTCGCGCTACGCCGGCACGACAGTCGACCTCCGAGGCGCACAGTTCGGCGAGGATACCAGCGACCGCGAAGTTGAGCGCATCGTCGAGCGAGCCGTCGAAAAGGCAGACAAACGCAACCGTCGCCGTTCAGGCCACTCCGGATAACTCGGCGCGAAACTGCCCACACACTAAAGCCCTGACACGACACACTCTCAATATGGCAGACCAACAACCAGACGAACAGCCCGCCCAACCGGCAGACAGTCAAGCGGGCCAGGGGCAGATGTACTGCACGGAGTGTGGGGCCAGCATCAGCCGGCGGGCGGAGATCTGCCCTGATTGTGGCGTTCGCATCCAATCCAACTCCGACTCCACCGGGATGCTCACGGGCAACCAGTGGCTTATCGTCGGCGGATTCGCCGCTGTTGCAGGCGTCTTTGCCCTCGCAATCGTCTTCGCGCCGCTGGCGATCATCGCTGGGTCAAAACTCCGGCAGCACCCGCCGGCAGATGTCTCACAACAATACCACGACCTCGTTGCCTACGGGTTGATGATCGCCGGCGGCATCGAGGTTGTGCTCTGGATCAACACGATGATCACAGTGTACAATCGGCTTGGCGTCTGGTAGTCCTGTCCACGAGCAACACGCCGTATCGCTTTTCTCCCATCACACCACACGCATGTCACTCACCACAGACCGTCCATACGTCCGTGTCGGCGATATCACATTCGACCTCAACGGCAGCCGAACGCTCCCAGAGGTGGAGATCGACGGCGGGCAGCGGCGGAAAACGAAAGAGCCAATCGGAGAGGATGCTCCCGTGGTCGTCCAGATCCTGGGCCCAAAGGCCAAAGAAGTAACAATAACCGGCCTTTGCTCAAAAGCAGAGGCCGGCAGGGTCGACGACTTGGATCAGGAGCCGGTCGTGACCGTCCGCTCGGATCGCTTCTCTGGCGAGGCGAACCCGCACACAACGAACACGTACCAGGCCGAGGGTATCAACGACGACGGGTTCTCGGAGTATCGGTTCCGGATCGAACTCACGGAGATTGTCGGCGGGGCCAGTGTCCAGCGGTCCTGAGTGTCATGCCTGTTCAAGAACTCAGCGCGACCGTCACAGTCGGGAACGCCAGTTTTGCACCCGTCGAATTGACGGTCCGCACGAACCGCTACTCCGAGGCTGCCGAGGTTGAAGCGTCGGGGCCGACGGGCGGGGACGTGCTTCCGGATGCCCCCGCCAGCATCGAGATCAATGGCGAACGCGTCTTTACCGGGACCGCTGACACCGTCCGGCAAAGCGGCTACGGGAGTGTCGACGTGGTCGCCTACGACGCGATCGACCGCCTGCACAAGACGGATATTAAGGCCGACTTCCAGCAGGCATCGTGGACGGACATCGCTCGGGAAGCCGCCGAGCGGTCGGACGTCCCCTTCACCGCTCGCCACGTTGGCGGCTCTGGTGGGTCTGGCGGTGGCGGCAATGACACTGATCTGGTCTTCGACGAGATCGCCGACGACAGCATCGATAATCTGCAACAGGCAAAGGAGGATCTGCAGGCCGCGGCGTCGGACTCCCAGACGACCAGTCAGCAGAGCACGACATCGGCATCAGTCAACGGCGAAGATGCGATCGCGCTGCTCACCCGGGCCGCGACAAACGCCAATGCCATCTGGTTCGTAGATACCGGGGGGACACTGCAGTGGATCACGTACCCCGGCCAGAGCGCGGCCCAGATCCCCCCGTCGACGACGCTGCACGAACTGCAATACGTGCTGGACGCCAGCGCCGGGAAACGCGCGCCGCCGTACCAGCGCGTCGTCGTCACTGGCTCCTCGCCGTCTTCGCAGTCGACAGACGGCGACAAGCCGGGCGGGCAGGGCGCGAGCCATATGCTGACCCGCGAGCCCGTCCGAGCGGTCGCCGGGAGCGGCGAACCAACCTACCACTACGCAGACCGCGACATCCGGACCGACCAGCAGGCCCAGCAGGCCGCGACAAAGATCCTCGGCGAGTTCCAGAGCCAGCAGGCCGGTGGCTGGATCGACATCGTCGGCGATCCGACGATCCGCCCGCTTGACATCGTCCAACTCCCCGACCACCTGGGCGGCGAGCGGTATCTCGTCTCCGGCGTCACGCACGAGCTCGCGCCCGACATCGGCTACGAGACGCGGATTGAGTGCGGCGGGCTGATCGACGACGGCCCGGTCCAACTCACGGGCCGGTAGCAACCGACTGCGGTCCGATTTTCCACCATGACAGACGGCACTGAACCCACCAACATCGACTGGATACTCGGCCAGATCCGCGACCGGCTGAAACCGCTCCAGCGCGGGACGGTCAAACAGGTCTACGAACACACCAGCAGCGACGACATCTCGAATCACGAGGTCGACGTCCAGCTGGTCGACGAGCCCGACCGGACCCGCCGGCGGCTCCCCGTCGCCGTCCCGACCGACGACGCCGCGCTGGTCCCGCGGGGACCCGACGACCCCGGCGGCCCGGACGACGTCCTCGTGCAGTTCGTCGACGGCAACTCGGAACGGGGCATCGTGACCCACGTCGTCCCGACCGCTGAAAGCCGGGCCCCGCAGGGCGAGGCCGGCGACGTGCGCGTGACGCGTGCCGACCTCTACGCCGAACTCGCCGGCGACGGCTCGGTGGCCCGGCTGGCCGAGAAACCGGGCGATCTCGATGGCCCGACGGCCGAGATCGCCATCGACGCCAGCGGCGCGGAGACGGTGGCCCGCGTCGACGCCGACACGGTCGTCCTCGGCGCGGGCGGGTCGCAGGTCATCACCGACGCCACGCTGTCGACGACGACCGACGCCGACGGGCACGTGACGAGCGTGTCGCTGTCGCTGACCCGGTCGGACATCGTCGAAACGGAGTGATCCACGAATGCCAACAGATACCAAGTTGACACAGGACCGAGACATCAGCATCGACCCGACTGGAGATATCGCGACCGTCACGGGTCGGGACAACGTCCGCCAGCAACACGTCAACGCCATCTTCCGGGCGGCCGACGCCTTCGATGCCCAACTCGGCGGGATCGACGCCGAACTCGACTTCGAGACGGCGCTCGGCGAGGAACTGGACGCCCTGCAGTACGTCCAGTCCTACTCGGTCGACGCGACCTACGAGTCGCCGGGGACGCTGCGGGCGACCGTCGAGAGTGACGCCCTGGACCAGCCCGTCACCGAGGAGGCCGATGCCTGATGGGCGGGTTCGGACCCGATGGCTACACGGCGCGGGAGATCGCCGAGTTGTTCGGGACGTACCAGGACAGCATCGACCAGACGTACGGCGACGATCTCGAACCCTACGAGGGGTCGTTCAACCGAGCGCTGTTCCAGGCGTTCGCACGCGCCGTCCACGACAATCAGGAACAGGACCTCGAAGCGCTGTACGACTCGCTGTTCATCGCGACCGCCGAGGGCCCGCACCTCACACAGCTGTGTGCCGAGCGGCTGGACGTGCAGCGCCAGGAAGCCATCCGAGCGACGGGCGTCGTCGAGTGGACGCGCAACACCGCCGGGAGCGAGCAGACGATCCCCGGCGGCGTGCCCGTCGCCACGCAGCCACCGGACAGCATCGAGTTTCGGACGACCGAGCCGGCGACCTTCGACGCTGCATCGGCGACCGTCCAGCAGCCGATCCGGGCGGTCGAGGGCGGGACGGTCGGCAACGTCGGCGCGGACCGCATCACGCGAATGCCCTCGCCGCCGGGAGCCGTCACCGGCGTCACGAACCCGCAGCCGACGGGCGACCCAGCGTTCGACCTGCCCGGCGGCGAGCCCCAGACGCTCGGGCAGGACCGCGAGACTGACGAGGAGCTCCGGGACCGAGCGCTGTCGCCCGGGTCGATCGGCGGCGCGGCGACCGTCGGCGCGGTCTCCGAGGCGATCCGTGGCCTCGAAGAGCGCCCGTCGCTGACGATCTACACCAACCGGACGCTCTCGGACAACGCCAACGGGAACGGGCTGCCCAAGCTGTCGGCGGAGTTGGTCATCTATCGCCGCGGGGCGACCGACCAGCAGATCGCCGAGACGATCCACAACCACATCTCCGTCGGCGAGCGGCTCGTCAACGGCATCAACGGGACGGCCAACTCGGCGACCGTCACGGACGACGTGCTGGGGCAGCAGCGCACGATCCTGTGGTCCGAGCCGACGCCGACGGCCCTGTCGATCAGTGTGGACGTGGTCACTGAAGCGGGCTACGAGGGCGACACGGCCGTCCAGCGTGCCATCGCCGGGTACATCGGCGGGACCGATCCCGAGGGCGGTGCGGTGCCTGGGCTGGACGTGAGCGAGGACGTGGTCGTCGACGAATTAGAGTCCCGGATCACGGATCTGGACGGCGTCGTCGGCGTGGCGTCGGTCGTGATCGACGCCGATGGCGATGGACAGGACGACACGACGGCCCGGAGTGACGGATTGCAGGCCTACGTCGTCGCGAGTGACGAGGTCGTCGAAGTGGACGCGACGAGCGCAATTACGGTGAGCTAAATGGTGACACAACTCGACAGCTACGGATTCGAGGATTTGAGAACCTATATCCAGAATAATTGGGCCTTCATCGCTGTCATCGATGATGCCAGCAACGAAGCCCTCCGCTGGGATGTGGCCGCGAATGCAAATGCGTCGTGGTCATCTGGCCCAGGATCGAACCCACTGACTGCGGAGTTGACAGTGACAGGTCAGGATGTGATCGATGCTGGTGGTTCACTTCCGATTACGCTGACGGGGACGGAATCGTACAAATCATCGTCAGCGACGACTCGAACGACGCATGACCCGTGGAGTGATGCAACGCTTGAAGTCGCAGAGGATGAGGTTGTTATCTCCCACAACTTCCGCCTCCCACCATAATCATGGCAACAGTAGAAGGAACCACGGTCTCAAGACCGCAGGATGAGAATTCGCGTGACGCATATGAGGGGGGAGGGAATATTTTCAACCCCAATACAGATTTAGCGGGGATTAAACTGAAATTATCGAGCAAAACCCTAAATATAGAAACTATTGAGTTATGGACAGCGGACGCTGATGATTATCCAGATACAAAACTTACTGAAAAGAATAATAGTAATCTATGGGATTCTGGAGAAACGATATCAATAACAGAATCACTTACAGCAGGTCAAAAGTACGTCGTCTATGCTGTTCCGAAAGATGGTTTCGGGAACGATTATATTGGCACAGCCGATGTTGACCCTTCTCCATGGAGTAGAAGCAGTACCGATGTAGATTGGGGGCCAGGATATACCGAAATAGACGGTCCAGACGATCTGTTAGCATACGCCTTCATAGAACTGACAGCCCTTTTATCAGTTAGTGCCCCATCAACACCGCAGAATCTAACTGCTTCAGCGTCACAAGACGATATCACCCTCAACTGGGATAGCGTCGATTGGGGCGAGCAGCAAGACCACTACAATATCTACCGTGGGCAATCTTCTGGCTCGTATTCATATATCGCGGAGGTGCCAGCAGGGACAACGAGTTATACCGATTCGGGCCTTCTCGACGGTGAGCGGTATTACTATGTTGTGGACGCCGAGAACAGCGCGGGGACATCTGGGGACTCAAACGAAACTGTCGCAACGACGGCGCTCCCTGCACCGAGCAACCTATCACTCTCTAACTGACTATGGCATCAGTCACGCTCTCGTGGTCCGACAACTCCGACAACGAGGACGGGTTTCGTATCTATCGTGGGACCGTCAGTGGTTCCCTCTCGCAGATAGACACGGTCGGGGCGAATACTACCTCGTACACTGATACAGGTCTCCCCGATGGTGAAAAGTACTACTATCAGGTCGAAGTCTACACCAGTCACACGTCGAGTTCGACGGCTGAGAAGTCGATTGTCACGACGCTCCCCGCCCCGAGCAATCTGAGTGCGTCCCTCGAATCGCAATCGAGCATATCGCTCTCGTGGACCGATAATAGTGCTGATGAAGATGGGTTCCGCGTCTATTACCGCGAGTCGGGTGCATCATCGTGGACGCAATATAGCGACCTCGCCGCGAACACAACGAGTGAGACGCTGATTGGCTTGAATAGTGGGACTGACTACGAGATATACGTCGCAGCGTACACGACGCACACTGAGAGCGGTAGCGGAACAACGACGCAACGAACTGCCTACGGCTATACACGGTCGGCGACAGTGACTGGTGACGGTGATGTGGACGCGACACGCCAAATGTCTTTCACACGGACTGGCACGGTCACTGGCGATGGGGAGACGGATGCGACCCGCGTGTTGTCACTCCCACGAACGGCGACCGTCACTGGAGATGGTGATGCGGCTGCGACGCGTTCGGGAATGGACAAAGCGCGGTCGGCAACCGTCACTGGAGATGGGATCGCTGATGCCGACCGCGTGTTCAAAGAGACGTTCCCCAGCGAGCTCACCCGCGACCTCGCTTGGGATTTCGATATCGACAAGCGGGGGTTCGTCAGCGAGTGGGTGCGACGGACCCCCGCTCCAGGCCACGGCTCGGTCGCGGCCTACGCCGAGGGGCAACTCCGCGGCCAACCCCTGACGCTCATCGTCGAGTACGACCGCGACGGTGATGGCGAGCCTGATGCGCGCTCACAACCCCAGCGACTCCGATCCAGCAACGACGTGGCCGTCTTCCCGTCACTATCGGGCGGCGAGGGGCAGTACCGCGTCATCCTGCGTGACATCGAGCCCCAGGATCTCCTCGTCGCCATCAACATCGGCACGACCCATACGTAACGGAGGTCAACAGTGAAAGATGACGTTCTCGCCGCTGCGCCGCCTACGGGCGTCCGCTTCGAGCAGGGCACCGAGGTGGCGCGGCTGGTCAACACACTCGCACAGCTCTACTACCGCATCGACGACGACATCAGCACGCTCCGGCGCTCCCGGTTTATCGAGTCGGCGACCGGCCGCGAGCTTGACCTGATCGGGCTGTCGGTCAACGTCTACCGGCCGGACGGCGAGGCCGATCCGAAGTTCCGCCGCCGAGTCTTCGCCGGCTTTGCGGCCGCCCAGTCCCGGACGACCTTCGAGGACTTCGCCCGGGTCTGCTTGAAAGTCCTCGATGCCGACCCCAGCGACGTGCGGCTGACGAAAGACTGGGCGTCGGATCTGGGCACGATCATCGTCCGCGTCCGCTCGACGGTGCTGGACGGCTCGCCGTTCACGACGGACACGATCACCGAGTTACTGGAGCAGGCCGCGCCGATGAGCCGACGGGTCGCGATCCAGCTGACCGACGTGGCAACGTTCGGTGACCCCGATCGGGGCTGGGGCACGCAGTTCGGCGGCGACATTACGAGTGATTGAACATGGCACAGGAATCCTCAGAACTCGACTATACGCATGGCGCACAGGGTACGAAACCATCCAATCCACTCGACTTTCAGACGGGCGAGGCGATCCCACCGGAACACTTCGACTGGTTCTGGTACACGACAATCCAGAAGATCAACGCGCTCGTCACGGACATCGACAACATCCTCAACGGCGGCGTGACGGTCACGAAAGCCGATACGGTCGACGGCTGGGACAAGCAGGACATCAAGGACTGGGTCAACAGCAGCGCCGATGTCCCGAACGCCGACCTCGCCGATCAGGCCCAGAGCGTCGAAGTCCGCAACAACGACCCCTCAGACATTGAGGGTCGCGTTTGGATCCGGAGTGATCTCTAACAATGGCACGAATCAACGCCAACGTCGACGTACCGACCGATAGCACAGATGACCTGCTGGAGATTCTCGACAATCTCGCACGCGATATCGGGAACGTCGAGGATCGTGCCGAGCGGTTGCAGGAGCATGACATCGAACTTGACCTCAAACGACAGGATGGCGAGATCACGGTCTCGCTCAAGCAGGCCACGGAGGAGACAAATGCCTGACGACCACCAGACGCGGACACTGACGTATCGCGCCGCACCGATCCAGTGGACCAACTGGACACTCCCCGAGGATGCACAGACCATCCTCTCAGCTGCTCTCCGCGATGTAGGCGGCTCGGTCTCACATGACTGGATAGACGGGCTTGCTGGCGGGTTCGTTGACGAAAAGACGTACCAACTCGACGGTGTTTCGTACCGGTCCTTTGTGGTGACGCGGATCGGCATCACGACCTACGAGATCACACTCTCGACAGACGAGCAGATTGACACGTCTCACGAGTCTCGGCCGTTCCGTGAGCGACTGTCCTACTACCTGCGCAACGTCCTATAGATGCCACAGACCTACACGTCGCCAACGCTGACCGTTAGCAACGGCGAGATCACCAGTCACGATACCGCAGACGTTGCCGATGGGATCTCCATCCTTTCGGCAGAGTGTCGGTGGCAGGGAGTCACGACAACGGAGACAAATACATCTTGGAACACATACCTCGATGACACAAGAGACAATAACCCAGACTCACAAACATACGTTACACACGAATTAACACAACCATTAGAGGGCACTGAACAGAAAGATTTCAGAGCAGTAGCCATAATCGGTGTTGAACTTCCCGATGATACTGGGTATGGTTTTAATTTCCGACTACTTGCAGACAATGATGGAGACGGGGACTTTGAGCAAGATATACGAAACAAAGGTTCAAAAATGAATAGTTTCTATGAGTCACATGATGTCAAAGGAGATACATTACAAAACCCGCCTGATGGGATGGCGGCTCGTATTTTCCCAAATGCTGAATATAATGGAAAATTACACTACCTTGGGTGGGAAAATAGGGATTTAATCACACTTGATTACATTTCAGCAGGTATCGAATATAGATATAAGTCGACTGTGACTGTCACAGAACAGACGACAGATCCGTTTGCAACCCGTGACGTAGATGGTGCCTATTCGGGCACACTCTCAGACGGCGAATGGAGCCCTTGGGTCACTCTCAACGGCCTCCAGACGGGCGTCAACGAGTTCTATCACAACATCAGCGGGTCGAACGAGGCCAAGTTCGAATTCCGCTACGACTGGGAGTACACATTCCCCGAGCCCGTTGGCGGGTTGCTCTCGGTCGGCGCGCGTGATGGGTCCCAGCTGCATCGCGTCGCACTGGCCGACCCCAGCAGCAGCCGGCTGGCCTACAATCACGTCCGGGTGCTGGTCGGCGGCACAGCGTATGCGATCGACGTCGTTGACCCAAGCGATCCCGACGCGATCGACTGGTTCCGGCTCGGCACCCAGCACGGCGTCGTCTGTCCACGCGCCTATCAGACCGAGTCCGTGTGATGTCTGGAGTCGACGAGGCTGACTTTCACGATCGCGTCGTCGCGCAGTTGCGAGACGCGTTCGGCGACGACCGCGTCCGCTCGGAGGTCTGGCTGGACGGGCCCGAGCGCCGGCTCGACGTCGCGGTCGACCTACCCGAGCTCGGGACTGGGCTGGCGGTCGAGCTGGAGGATCGGCCGGCGGACTGCATCCACGGCGCGGGGCAGGCGCTCGTCTACGCGCGGACGCTGGGGTATCTCCCCGTCGTGGGCTACCCCGCCGCGGCGGCCGACGGCGACCTCGCGCCGGAACTCGACGCGCTCTCGGAGCGCGTGCAGGTCGTCGCGCTGTGAGTGTGGCGCTAAATCGCCCAGTGGCAACGCTGGCATCGGCCGTCGAGTCAGGCGCAGGACATATATCGCCGTCGTGGGTCAGTGATAGTATGCCATACTGTCAGGAGTGCGGGGCCGAGGTCGGCGACGGGGCCGCGTTCTGTGCTGAGTGCGGGGCTGCTGTCGACAAGTCGACGGCACCAGCGGCCGGCGCGGATAGCGAGGGCGGCGAGACTGGCGGTGACGAACCGACGTGGGCGCAGCTCCCGGGCCTGGATCCGGACCACCGGGCCCGGAATCTCTGGGTTGGGTTCGGCTATGTGGTCGCGACGCTGGTCATCCTTGGCGCGCTTGTCGGCGGCGGGGCCGGCGGCGGCGGTGGGCAGGACGTGTATGTCGTCGTCGACTACAGCGGCGACTGGTCGGGTGCGATCGGCACGGCCGGCAACATGCGCTCGGTCCAGGGCAGCGGGCAGACCCGACTCGACGTCCCCGACGATGCGACGATCGTTTCGGCGAACGCCCAAAAGCGGGATGGCGCGGCCGGGACGCTGACTATTCGGATCATGCGCGGCGACGAGGTCGTGGCTCAGCAGAGTACGAGCGCTCAGTACGGGGTCGCCCAGGTGTCTGAGCGGGTGTGAGGTCGGGAGAACACTCTCTTAGTCAGTCATCCGGCAGCCGTTTGCGATCGCCCCCTGCATCGAATCGCCTAATGCTGTCATGATCCGGAGGTCGATGTCCGCCGGGCGTGTGTCTGTTGTTACACCCATGACAAACCGCTCCTGTGACCCGGGGCGGACATCGAGGTGTTCCGGCCGGTCGAGCACCATGCTCCGCGGGATCGCCTCGCCGATCTCGGTGCCTTCGTCATCGTAGATCGTGGCGCGCGGTTGGATCGACAAATAGTCCGTCGCCTCGTTGTGGACGACGCCTTCAATGGTGACTCGGTAGACTGTGCGTGTCGTTCCGTTCGCCGTGACGTTCCTTGTCGTGAGCCAGCTACGGAGTTCTTCGACCTGGGCGTCGCCATTCCGTTCGCTACAGGGAGCCAGGCCGTACGGGACCGAGTCGGTCTCGTCGGCCTCTGTTGTCGTGGTCGGAGTCGTGCCCGGGCCTGACTGCCCGCCGAGACAGCCGGCTGCGAGGAGGACGATGCCCAGTGCCGCGATGGTGAGGGAAGTGCGTCGCTGCATACGGTTGGTTACCCGACGTGTCACCAAAAGTGTAGGGCCAGTCAGTTGCCAGTCTCGGCCGACTCGGATGCGAGTTGCCGCTCCACCGCAATCGTCGCGGATTCCGTGAGGCCGTAGGCCTGCCCGACCCGCGTGTCGACGCGGTCTTTCGCGGCTTCGACCAGCGACTCGATTGCGTCTTCGGAGTCGTACAGCGGGATCTCGTCGGCCCAGCTGTCGACGACATCGCCGGCCACGCGGTCGCTGAAGTGCATGATCGTCATGTCTGCCGGCAGGCCGTCGTAGAGGCGGACGCGAGCGGTGACTGTCCCCGCCTCGTCGTCGTGGGGGAGTGGTGGCGTCGCAGTCACCGTGACGCGGATGTAATGGTCACGGTACTCTTCTTTCGTGTCGTGGACGGTTTCGGAGTCAGTCATGCCACCCACCGCGTGACGTTCGAGACGGTCGTGCAGCCCTCGGCTTTGGCCTGGTGGCCGGTCGAAACGACGTCGCGCTCGCAGGCCGGACATTCGTCGGGGGCGTCCGAGCGCATCAGGACGACGCCACAGCTGTCGCAGGCGAGGAAGTAGTCGTCGGAGTTAGGCATCATCCACCCCCGCACAGTCGTCGCAGATCCCCGTCGCCGTCGGGACGGATCGCGTGCAGTCCGGCATCGCGCAGGGCTGCCAGTGGGCCGGCTCAGGCATCGTCTTCCCCCGCAGTCTGTTCAGTGCCCGTGCTCGTCTTAGCAGGGCCTTCAGCCTGGAACGGTCCTGAAAAGAACGCTATCAGTCGGGAAACTCGACGTCGGCACAGTCCTCGCAGTGAACCGCGCCGTCGACGAGCGTCCACGTCGTTGCGAGGACGCCACAGCCAGCACAGATAGGTACTCCCGACTGCCCGCCTTTCCGCTCCAGTTCTTCCACAGCTTCGGCCATCCGTAGCAGCAGACCGTCCCACGTCTCCCCGTCGCGCTTCAGCTCCCGAAGACGATCGCGTGTGGACTCGTCGGCCTTGATGTTGACGCGCTCGCTCATTCGTCACTCTCGAAGCGAACCGCGACGGTCGTTGCCTCGATGTCGGGATGCTGGCTCGTGAGCGTGATCTCGTCCGTCTTCTGAAGCGCATGACGGACGCGACCCTCCCACATCTCGACAGCAGTGTCCCACCACTCGTCCCAAGCCTCGTCGTCCTGCTCGTCCTCAGGGACGTCGTCGCGGTAGATCGACCGAACTTCCGAGATGTCGGGGTAGCTCCACTCGTTGCGGAACTTGGGGTGGCGCGATCCCTCGTCGTGGCCGACGAGGAACGCCACCGCACCGATGTGCAGCGGTTTCGGATCCATCTCGGGCGGGTAGTGCGCGTGATCCTCAGAGACGTGCGTGGTCGCCGTCTGCTCGCCTTCGAATGGCGGCGAGACACGCAGGACGTGGCTCCGCTGTTCGGTCTCGTCGCGCTTGGTCCGCCGCATCGTCTCGACCACGGCCTCGGGGTCGACGACGATCGTCTCCAGGTCGGCCGCAGGGTGGTTCTCGTCCGATCCGCCGTCCGTGGTCGCAATCTGTTGCGCCATGTATCCCACTTGTACCCCATTGGTAATAAGTGTTGGGGTACAGTTGTACCCCTTCGGTCAGTATCGTTCTCAGGCATGTCGTTCACCTCGCAGGTCCAGGTGTTCCCCGTCTGCGTGGGTATCTCGTCTTGGACGTGAAGCGCGTCCATCTGCAATGAGGTCAGGAAGTCCTGCTGTTCGATCCACTCCCACGCCTCTTCCTCGCTATCGAAAAGGCCGACGGGAGAGTGGCCGATCAGCACGACCGCCGACGTTCGCTCAGTACCGCGCACAGACCCACCGTTCTCGTCGCTCACGCTGACGCACCTCCGGCGAACTGGTCGAGCCCGGTCTGGGCCGACTCGGTTTCCTCCGTCTCGCGTTCAGGATCTTGATGCGTGCCGTCCCACTCGAACTTGAGGAACGCGTCGCAGTCCCAGGTCGTGCAGCCGCCCCACGACGGCGTCGTCTGTGCCGGGTCGCCGGTCGCGATCGTCAGCTCGAAGGTCTCGCCACACCCCGGACACTCGACGGTGACGCGTTCGTTGAACGGCAGTTCGACCGTCGCGTCTTTCCGCCGTTCGCGGTTCCGGCGCGTCTCCAGCCGGGCGTCTGAGCGGTCGTGGAGTTGATCAGGCATCGTCGATCACCTCCAGATCAAGTAACGGTTCTTCGATTGTGATCTCTACGCCACCGTTGAAAACCAAATCTGTGTTCGGCATGTTGTTGCCATGGTGACGGGCCTGCGTGAATCGTACAGGCGTGTATGGTTCTGGCAGCCCCTCCCCTTCACGCCCCCGGTACACGTAATACAATTCCTCGCTTTCCGGCGCGGTGATTTTCACAGACTCAACTCCACAGGGGACATTAATCGTTGCTGCAACCAACCGCTCCACAACGCTCCTTGGATCGGCGTCCATCGGTTCGGGCCGCCCTTCAAGATGCAACCGCGGCCCGTCGATCGTAATGTACGCACGTTGCTCGAAGGTCAATTCCTGGCCTGTCAGCCGTTTCTCAGCGGTTTGGTAGTTTAGGACTACATCCCCGGATGTTTCTATCCGAACCGATCCTGGATCGGTGTTGATGTTAATCGCCTCCGCCACTATGCGCTCCGCGTAATCCGGCGCGTCATTTGTGGATTCCACGATCCGGTCGCGCTCCTCGACGCCGATCTCGGCCTCGCAGCCGGGACACCAGTGCAGCGGGCCGGCATCCTGCAGCTCCAGCTGACTTCCGCAGTCGGCGCACTCAGGCATCGTCCACCTCCAGCCGTGAGATGGCGTCCTGCAGGGCCGCCCGGTCGCCTCGGCGCATGGCCGTTTCGATCTCGTCCAGAACGCGGCGCGCACCCTCGTCGAGCGTCTCAGGCGCGCCGGGGAGATCGTCCTCCTCGGGCACGTACTCGTAGAGGCCGCGGTTCAGCTTCTGGACGACGCCCAGCTTCTGCAGTTGGTTCAGCGCGTCGTTCACGTACTGTTTCCGGAGGTCGGTGACATCACGCACGCGCATGGGGTTCGCCCGCTCTTCCTCCCGAAACACATCCAGTACGGCTCGCTCCCGGTCGTCAGGCCGGAACACATCCTTCGCCTCTTCGAGAATGCTCAAATCAAGCTCTTCCACGTCGTCGGGTGCGATGCGGTGGATGGCGTTGTGGCAGCGCTCGCAGAGGGTCAGCAGGTTGTCCTTCTCGTTATTGCCACCGGCCGACGCTGGTTTAATGTGGTGGACCTCCAGACTCGCGACGGGCTCGCCCACGCCACAGTACCGGCACTCATCCTCGTCCCTCGTTAGGACGATCTCGCGGCGCGTCTGAGACATCCGCTCCCGCTCCGCCTCAGACATCTTCAGTCACCTCCCGTGGGTCCTCGACGAGCTCGTACAGCCCCTCGTATACCTTTCGCGCGTTCCCGTGCTCGACCAGCCGGCCGAGTCGGTCGCGCACATACTGCAGACTGTAGCCCGTTTCGTCAGCCGCGAACGGGGCAGTCACACGACCGTCGCGTAGCATATCAAGCAATGCCTCATCCGCCGGCCCCAGGTCCTCCTCGTCAAGCATTAGTCCTGGATCAGTAGTTGTGGCGCTCACGTGATAAGGTACGGTGGCATGGTACTTAGTCCTTAGCCCGTTACCCTTAGACCCTAAGTACTAAGTACCCGGCCGTTGTACTATGAAGTAGAGACGCCGGGTGCCACGTCAGAAAGTGGCCGCGTGTTCCAGCACGCGACCGGCGCTCTGGACCAACAGAGCAATGACGACCTACAACCCAACCGAAGTTAACGCTGATGCACTGCCCGCCGACACGCTACTGGTCGGCGTCGACGCGAAGGACGCCGTCCACCGCTACAGTCGGCACGAGAACACGGTCTACGTCGGCGACGCCGGCGCGGACACGCTCGCGGCGTTCGACCTGGACGAGTACCCGGCCGACGATGTCGCGGGCATCGAGGGCTGGGTCGGACTGACCAAGCAGCGCCGCGGCTGGGCGGAGTGCCGGTACGTCCGCGACTGGGGCCAGCACATGGCCGAGACGCTGCAGGAGGCTGGTGTCTGATGCCCACGACCTACCGGATCCACATCGGCGGCGTCACGGTCGAGACTCAGTCGGCGACCGTCGCCCAGCTGGAAAGCGACGCGGGCAGTCGTGTGACCGCGGTCACGGAGGGGCAGCGATGAGCGACCAGACCGACCGCGCTGTCGCGGCGCTGGAGGACGTCGTCGCCATCGAGCGCGTCGCCCCGGGCATGGTGCGAGTCGTGACGTGGTCGGACAGCTACACCGTTGACGCACGGGGCGACGGTTGCCTGTGCCCGGACAAGGAGTACAACCTCGCACCCGACGAGAACTGCAAACACCGCTGGGCTGCCGTGCTCGCGACCAGCGACGAGCTGCCCGCGCCGTGGGACGTCGTCGACGATCTCGACCAGGGACCCGAGCCGCTGCCCGACTTCGAGGAGTTCGAGGCCGATCCGGAGGTGGAGTATGTCTGAACACTGCACCGTCGAGAAACGCGAGGCTGCCGAGCGCGCGGCCCGGACACTCCGCCGGCGGCCGCAGGTCCAGGCCGTCGACGTCCTGCCCCCGGCGCGGGATCCGACCGACCGCTGGACGCTGGACATCGTCCTCGCGCCGGAGGCGGGCGGCCTGCCGCCAGCCGTCGAGACCGACCTCGCGGCCGAGGGGTTCACGACGCGCCGCGTGACGCCCCAGGGCCCATACTGGGGTGCGGTGGCAGTGTTTGGGGGTGGGCGGGCGTGAGTGGACGGGGTAGAGGGACGCCCGAGCCTGCGCGATCGTTCGTCGACGGCGATACCCACTTCCGCCTGGAGCGCGAGGAGCAGCCGGTCGGCGACGGTGGGCTGACGGCGGTCCGACCGACGGGCGTCGTGATCTGCGAGGAATGTGGCCAGTCCGCCACCAACATCGACGAAATCCCGCACGCGAAGGACTGCGACCAGCGGTTCGTCCACAGCCGGTTTTACGCCGCGCACATGCTCGACGGGCGCTGTGGATCGCTGCTGTCTGACGAGGTCGGGGCTGTGGCCGGCAGCAGCGCCGGCGATTGAGTCTCACGGAAGTAACGCACCTTTTTACGTACCTCCCGGCCCTCAGTCACGACTGGATGTCTGCGAGACAGACCGCACCCAACCCGCCCAGTGGCGACGCTGGCGTGTTGGTTAACGACCGCTCGGAGTGTTGGTTAAGACGCAGCGACGGTCACTTTCGCCGACCTGTTGTCCGCCGAGGGGCTTCCGACACCGCTCCCGTCCGGCGATTCGTTCGCCACCGCCAACAGTTTCACTTTCACTCCACCCGAGAAAACCGTTCAATACCCTCCCCTGTGTCGGTATGTGCTGGACGCATGCCAGGAACACTCCAGATAGTTGCGGACGGCTCGGCGGTCGGCGACGCTCGGCGGGTCGAGATCGACCGCGGCGACGAGCCCATGCGCTGGCGGTGTCCGAACGGCCACGTCAGCTGGGATCGCACGAACAACCACCTCTGGTGTCCGTCCTGTCGGCGGCAGGCAGAGGCCGGCGACGACGTCGAGCCCGAGCACTGGGAGCTCGTCGACGCCAAAACCGACCGGACGATCCCCTACAGCGCGGTCCGGTTCGCGGGGGAGCAGTAAGATGTCAGTCCTCGGACGCGGACGGCTCCAGCGTCGAGGCGTCCAGGTCCTCGTCGAGAAAAGCACGACCATCGTCGGTGAGGCGGTAGAGGCCGCGGCCCAACCGTTCGACGAGCCCGTAGTCGGCGAGTTTCGAGAGGCGGTTACTGGCGTAGTTGGCGACTGTGACGCCGAACTCGTGTTCGAGGGCATACGGCGTCATGTTCCCCTCGTCGCGCAGCGTCTCCAGGATGTGCTCGTCGACGGGGCGCATCCAGTCGGCGCGTTGTCGGACCACGCCCCCGTCTCGTGCTGTGGAACTCATAGCAATTCCGGTAACCAAGTATATGCAGTGTTCACTGAAGTAGTTACTCCCTTCGCTATCTTCTGCACTGTGCTGACTACAGTAAGCTATTTGTAACTGGCACTCACAGTGTCAGACGGAAGCCACACGCTGCTGTCGGGGCGGTGCAGTGCGGTACGAAAGCGCCCCGGGGTGCCCTAAACACCCCGCGGCTGTGGTTCTCCACCCAGATCGGATTTCGAACCATGTCAAGCAAGGATACGGGCCAACTTAACTGTGGGCCCACAGACACGCAAGAATCGCCTGATACCAAACCGTGGCGCGACGAGAGTATTCTCCGAGAGCTGTACCACGGCCGCGGGCAGACGACGCGGGAGATCGCCGACGAACTCGGCTGTACGAACGGTACCGTCAGCACCTGGCTCGACAAGCACGACATCGAAACGCGCGAGAACTGGACGGCCGGCGTCGAGGCCGCCAAGCGCGTGAATCGTGTGGAGTACGTCCAGCAACGGACGCTCCCGGCCGGGTACGAGTACTGGGCGTCGAAGGAGGGCGAGGACCGAACCAACGAAATCGTCTACGTCCACCGGCTGCTGGCGGTCGCGGAGTACGGGTTCGACGCCGTCGCCGATGCCGACGTCCACCACGAGAACGGTATCCAGTGGGACAATCGGCCGGCGAACATTCGCCCGATCGACAAGGCCGACCACACGCGCTCGCACAACAGCAACCGGTACACTGACGAGGAACTGCTGGACGAGATCCGGGCCGTCGCCGACGCGGTCGGCGGGCGTCCGGTCTGCCGGGATCTACAGGATCACGGCGACGTGTGTCCCCAGACCATCATCCGGCGCTTCGATAGCTGGGCGAATGCCATCGAAGCGGCGGGCGTTGGTGAGCCGGATCCTGACGACTCGGCGGTCGAGTCCGATGAGACGCGACAGACGACGCTCATCGCAGACGGCGGCGTCGTTCAGACGTCGCCCGACCCCGAGCCAGTGGCCGCGGATCTGACCGCGTTCCAGAGGGATGTGCTGGTCGAGTTGGCGAAGTCCCAAGTCAGCCCCGAGCAGACCTACGGCCTCCGTCTCAAGGAGCGCGTGGGGGAGTACTACGGCCGAGAGATCTCGCACGCGCAGATCTACACCAATCTGGACAAGCTGGTCGACCGTGGCCTCGTCGAGAAGGGTGACATCGACCGGCGGACGCACTCCTACGAACTGACGGACGCGGGCTACGACGTGCTCGTGTCCCATCACGACCGTCTCGCCAGCGCGATCAACGAGGTTTCGGGACAGACGATCCCGCTCGCCGGAGGGGACGACTGATGCCCCGCTACGCCCCCCGCGACGAGACCCAGGGCACCGAGCCCCGGGCGTGCCAGCACTGCGGCGAGCCGGGCCACGCCCACGACCGCGAGCGGATCTACACCGACGAGGAGGACACGCCGACCGGGTCGTATCACTACGCCTACGTCTGTCCGGAGGGGGCAGCATGAGCCCGCGCTGTCAGTGCGGCCGTCGGATTCAGTCGGGCCGGCGCTGTCGGCAGTGCCAGCTGGACGCGCGCTACGGGAGCGAGGTCACCGCCACCACCGACGGCGGCCGGCGCGTGATCGGTCCCAACGAGACCGGGCCGGGCCCGCACGTGCAGTGTGGGGAGTGTTCCGCGACGTATCACGGCTCGGCTGCGGCGCGGGGCTGCTGTGGGGGTGACGCGGCATGAGCGCCGAGGAACTCACCACCCAGATCAACAGCGCCGTCGAGCAGGCGATCGTCGGCGAGGCGTCGCTGGACGAGATCGACCAGGCGCTGGCCGACGCGCGCGAGCGCATCGAGGAGGTCCGGGCCTTCCGGGGTGAGACGGCATGACTGCGGCCTGTCCCGACTGCGACCGCCCGCTCGCCGAGGTTGAGCCCGGCGTCGGCGCGTGTCACAACTGCAACGAGAAGTACCAGCTGTCGCAGTGTGAGTACTGCGGCGACCGCGTCACCGAGGCGGAGGCGCGAGCCGAGAACGCGCCCGGCGCGACGCTGTGGTTCTGCCGGGACTGTGCAACTACCCGACGGAGGACAGCATGACCGACGGCGCCATCGACAACGAGTTCGACGACGCCGAGAAGGACCCGCGGGACGTCCTGCGGGACGCCCGCGCCGACCTGGGGCCCGGGCCCCACCGCGATCACGACCAGATGGGGCGCGGCGACGTGGCGGTCGACCTCGTCACGCGCCAGACGGTGTACATCGCCCGGGCCGTGGCCGGGTCGCTGCCGGAGTACTACGCCGAGGAGGAGTTCGACCTCTACAACTACAAGATGCACCCGTACCTGCCCGTCAGTCTCGACGACACGGTCTACGAGTGTGTCTACGTGGGCGGCGTGAAGGACCTGCACAACTTCTCGGGGACGTACTCGTTCCCTGAAGGGCGGTTGGCGAGAGTGCCTGTTGAGTTGGCAGGTGATGGCGAATGAGCTTCGAGTGTGGGTACGAAGGATGCGGCCGGTCGTTCGACTCAAAACAGGGCCTCGGCCAACACGAGAGCGCCGCCCACGAGGGGGACGAGCCGTACAAGGACGAAGAGAGGATGCGAGAGCTGTATCTCGAACAGAAACTGTCGTCCAAAGAGATCGCGGAGAAGTTCGACGTCTCCAGTACCACGATCATCGACTGGCTCGACCGGCTCAACATCCAGACCCGGACGCCGAGCTACGAACGCCCCCCCAACTTCCGAACGAATAACCTCGGTTATGAGGAGATTCGTAACGAGTACCAGGGCGAGAGAGACAGTGTACTAATTCACCGCTTGATGGCGGTTGCTGAGTGCGGATTCGATGCTGTTGCCGGGAAGGATGTCCACCATGAGAACGGCATCCAGTGGGATAACCGCCCCAGGAACCTCAGCCTCATGACCCGGTCCGAGCACGTCTCGGAACATCACCAGCAGGGTATGTACGACGATCACCTCGAAGAGGTTCACCAGCACAGGCACGACGATGGCCACTTCGCGAGCTTCGGAGGGGGTAGCGCATGACGCTCGCTCGTATCCCGGTCGAACTGGGGGGTGAGACGGCATGAGCGACGCCGAGGAGATCGACATCAACTGGGGGCCCGACCAGCCGACCCCGACCGACGAGCCCCAGGCCAACGTCTACCCCGACGGCGACGTGCGCGTCAACGCCGCCGCGGGTCGGCAGTTCTTCGACACCGACGAGGTCGCCGTCGGCGCGGCCCCCGACGCCGGCCTGCTGGTGTTCGATCCCGACTGCGAGCGGACCGACCAGACGCTGCAGATCCATCGGACTGCCGACGAGGACGGCGGGGAGATCTCGGCGACCTCGCGGACGCGGCAACTGCTGGATCTGGACACCCTGGAGGAGACGCTGCGCGTCCCCATCGTCGAGCGTCCCGACGGCCTGCTCGTGGCCGACGTGGGCGCGGTGCTGGCCGACGGCGATGATGACGACTCGCCCGACGCGGAGCGCGCCGAGCAGATGCGGGACGCGATGGGCGACGCCGTCGACGCGGCCGGCGACGACCCCGACGACATCCTGGCCGAGTACCACACCAGCCAGCCGCTCGTCGAGGAGTTCCTGGTCGACGCGCTGGCCCGCGGCCAGCGGGAGTTCGTCGCCAGCGAGATCGCCGATGCGATGGACGAGGGTCTCGGCAGCGTCACGGTTGGGCACGCGCTCTCGGCCCTGATGGACGCCGACGACGCGCCCATGGCCGTTGCCAAGACCGACAAGACTGGCGACAACAACGCGACGGTCTGGCGGGTCGAGCCCGGCGTGGAACTGGCCGCGAAGCTGGAGGCCGACGCCGCCGTCGACCTGGAGGGCGTGCTCGGCGAGGACGTCGACAGCGTCCAGGCACTCGCCGAGGCGCTGGACATCGAGGAAGGTGAGGCCCGCCGGCGCGCGATGGACGCCGGCGTTTACACCGGCCTCCAAGATCACGTCGACCGGCCCGGGGTGGAACGATGATCGCCGGCAGTCTCGCCCGGTTCGAAGAGCCGGCCGACGACGCGCTGGAATCCCAGTTCACGAACGGCCGCTACCCCGCGCTCTACGTCGAGCGCACGCAGGAGAGTTTCGACGATCGCCCGATTCAGTCCGGGAAGGCCGCCGACACCGTCGAGACGATTCAGCGAAAGGTCGAGATCGGCACTGTCGCCGAGAGCGACAAGAAGACCCTGCACGTTGAGCGCGTGGAAGACCGCGAAACCCTCATCACCGAGTGGGTCGCCGATCCCACTGGAACCGGCCTGATCGCGGCCGAGTCCACCGACGGTGAAGGGCCGCTCGCGTTCCCGTTCGACCAGTTCTATAACCAGGGCGGTCCGGTCGAGCGGCTGGAAGTCGATATCCCGGGGCTGTTCCTCGCATGGCGCGACGACGATGCCCTCGGTGACGTCTGGATGAACGGGTCGGACCCCGGCGACGGCGCGAGCATCAACTACCACGCCAAGGCCAGCGCCGATCGACAGCCCACGATCGGCCTCGGGTTTGAGCGGCCTTGGAACGGGACCGTGATGCGCGGCGTCGCGTTCCAAAGCGGCTACGCCGCCATCTACAGCACGTCCTCCGAGACCGAGTTTATCCGGTTCGTTGGGGACGAGCTGCTGCCGTTCGCGTACGTGCCCGACGACGAAGACGAGGGTGAACAGGCGACGCTCGACGACACGGCCGACGATGGGGAAGACGCCGGAGACGGCGGGGATGACTGGGTGCCCGGCGAGTGCGACCAGTGTGGTCACGACCGGAAGAAGACGCAGTACCTGGATGGCCGTCGGATCTGCATCATCTGCGCCGACGAGGAGGGGATGCTCGATGCCTAAGCACACTACCCACCTCGATCCCGACCGCGGGCTCTGGATCCCACCGGGACTGCGTGAGTACGGCCAGCAGGTCGTCATCCGGACGCCGCGGGCTACGCACCAGATCTTCGGGAGCGACTGTCTCGACTCGTACCACGGCCTGGTCCACGAGACCGACTTCGGCTCGGCCGATGAGCACAACGATCCGAAGAACGCCCGGCTGGCTCCTGACAAGGTGACGATTAAGCCCGCGGGCGAGGAGGCTGTCGAACTCCAGGTCGAGAACGTCAACGCGGCCGGCGAGGTGGTTGCCGATGCCTGAGGACCCCGTCGCCGACGCGCTCGACCGGATCGCCGAACAGTGGGACAACGACGACCCGGAGGTGCTCGTCTTCCGGGACGACGAGGGTGTGAACCCGACCGTCGCGGACGTGGACGGTGACCTCCGGCTGCTGTCCATGAACCTCGTGCAGGCCCGCGCCATCGGCGAGGACGACGTGCGGGCCGGGTGGGACCGCTACGGCAAGCCGGACATCGTCTCTCTGTCGACACAGTCGCATCGATTTGGAAAACGCCACTTCGAGGACGTGGCCGATCTGGAGGGGTCCACCGCATGACCCGACACCACCGCGTGTGGCTCGCGACGCTCGTGTTCGTCGCGGCCGCGCTGCTGGCGGGCTGGCTGCTTGGGGAGGTGCTCGTCGCATGA